GATAGCTTTCTCCCTAGAGGGCTAGTCCGAGGGGTTACAGGTAGCGATACTTGTAGCCCCTCTTTTTTGATGGTATACAGTCGTTATCGGGAAAAAACCGTTTACCAGACAGACCCGACTGACGACATGCAGACTGGTAAACACTTACTCGCATGTGAGGAATTGAAATGGCACGTACAACTTTTTCTGGCCCGGTTAAGTCTGACAATGGCTTCGAGGGCGACATCTCCGCAACGGTCGGCACGGTTGCTACTCTGGCTTGCACGACCCTCGTGATCGGCAGCAGCATTTTGACCACGGGCAGCGTAGCCTCGGGCGTTGTGGGTTCTGATCAGAAGGGATATCTCCCGGTCAAGATCGGCGCGACGACTAAGTACATCCCGCTGTATACCACTCTGACTCTGTAAGACTTCGTAGGGGGGCGCTAGCCCCCTTCATCCATTACAGGAGACTCAGATGTCAATGCAAACAGATGTCCTTGCTAGTAAGGTCCGCACTGATGCAGGTCAGATGCTGGACCAAAATAGCCTCGTTATTGGTCGTGCTCGCGTAAAAGCGATCTACATCGTCCCCGATTCGGGTGCTGGTACCGTTACGTTTATCGACGGCGGTGCAAGTGGCGCTACCAAAATCGTCGTCAATACCAAGGCTAGTTCCACTGCGGCGGACTACATCCTTATGCCGGGTGAAGGTCTTCTCTTCCAAGAGAACATCTACATTATCCCGTCAGCCGTGGTTTCGACGATGGTGATCTATGGCTAAGTCTCCCGCTTGGCAGCGTAAAGAAGGGAAAAACCCAAAAGGCGGACTCAATGCCAAAGGCCGTGCGTCGTATAACGCAGCCAATCCCGGTAAGCCGGGGTTGAAACGGCCTCAGCCTGAAGGTGGTGCCCGACGAGATTCCTTCTGTGCTCGTATGAAGGGCATGAAGAAAAAGCTGACTAGCGCGAAGACAGCCAATGATCCCAACAGTCGTATCAACAAGTCCCTCAGAGCATGGAACTGCTGATATGGAAATGGTTGTTTGGAACATGGTTCTTACGGGAATCGTGGCCATTTTGGGTTTTGTTGTGAAAGAGAAGTTTGCCGAACTTCAACGGTTGGGGATTCTCCTCAACAGAACCCGAGAAGAAGTGGCTCGTGAACACGTGACTCGCGCCGAAGTGCGGGCTGATGCCCAGATGCTCCTCGACCGGCTTGACCGGTTGGAGCAGAAGATTGACCGATTGGTGAATCACAATGCCAAGTAAATCTGGCAAACAACATCGTTTGATGGCTTTGGTTGCTAATGACCCGAAAGCAGCCAAACGTCTTGGAGTCCCCCAGAAGGTTGGGAAGGAATTCATGAAGGCTGACAAGGGTCGTAAATTTACGAGGAAATCCAAGTGAAAAACGCAATGGCTAAGAAAGAGCTTGCCTTCATGAAGAAGAAGGGCGCTCCGAAGTCCATGATCAAGCACGAGAAGGCCGAGTACGGCATGAAGAAAGGTGGCATGGCTGGTTCGTACCGCAAGGCCGCTGATGGCATTGCCAAGAAGGGCAAGACCAAGGGTAAGGAAGTCAAAATGCGTAGCGGAGGTTATTGCTAATGAGCAGCGGTCCAAAAACTCGCGGGTCCTACGGCCCGACTAGCCCTCGTGGTATCCACAGCCGTTCAATGGCTGCTCCGGGTATGAGCCTTGATATGCAGGATGCACCGAAAGGTGCAAAGCCGAAGGGAATGAAGAAGGGTGGTATGGCCTCTTCTGTTTCTCGTCGTGCTGATGGCATTGCCAAGAAGGGCAAGACCCGCTGCAAGATGGTGTAACTATGATGCCCTCCCGAGGCATGGGTGATATCAACCCCAAAAAGGTTCCTCGTGCCAAACGGCGCGGGGACGATAAGCCTGTGATCGGGACGGGCAAACCCATCCGTACCTTCAAGAAGGGCGGTGAGAGCAAGGTCAACGAAGCCGGTAACTATACGAAGCCGGGTATGCGTAAAGCTTTGTTCAATAGTATTAAAAATAGTGCGGTTCAGGGTACTACTGCTGGGCAATGGTCGGCGCGGAAGGCGCAGTTGCTGGCAAAGCGGTACAAGGAAAAGGGCGGCGGGTACAAGTCATGAAGGCTCCGCAGCAGTCGTTAAAGGCATGGACTGCCCAGAAGTGGAGGACAAAAAGTGGTAAACGATCTTCTGACACAGGTGAAAGGTATCTTCCGGAAGCTGCAATTAAAGCTCTTTCCCCCGGAGAATATGCCCGAACCACCGCAGCCAAGCGTAAAGGCAAAGCCCAAGGCAAGCAGTTCGTCGCGCAACCGAAAGGTGTCAAAGAAAAAGTGAAGCCGTACAGACGGCGGGGGATGTGATGGCTGAGCCGAACGACATTGAGATGTTCAAGGCACAGGTTCAGGCCGAGTTAAATCGGCTTGAGGCTCAGTCGTCTGCGAAAGACGTTGCTGGCAAGGCAATCGGCAAGGACGGTCTCAAGTACATCACGATCATCGTTGTGATCGGCGTGGTGTCGAGTCTCGCCTTGGATGGGGAGAAGATTGCTGCCGTGATGGGGCTGCTTGGCGCGTCGTTGACTGCGCTGATCTCCATGCTAAACGGTATTGCCGGTGCAAGCGAGAAGGAAGACAAGCCTGAGTTTGCGGTCATCAAGGAACTCATCGCCAAGCTTGACCGATTGGATCGGAAAGAAATGCCGATGCGGGTCGATGTGGAAGGCGATCACGTTACCGTCACCAAGGGTGACGATGTGGTAACAGCGAGGAAGTAATGGCCTACAAGACTACAGCTACGACAGACTTCAACCTCGACCTCAACACGATTATCGAAGAGGCGTTCGAGCGTTGCGGTGCTGAACTGCGTACGGGTTACGACTTCCGTACGGCTAAGCGTAGTCTTGCCCTGCTATTGATGGACTGGTCAAACCGAGGCATCAACCTCTGGACGTTGGAAGAAGGTACCAAGACGCTGACCTACAACGTCGGTACGTACGACCTTGAGCCTGACACCGTTGACCTGCTTGACCATGTGATCCGCACTGGGTCTGGCACGAACCAACAGGACATCAACATCTCGCGCATTTCATCCAGTACCTACGTGTCCATTCCCAACAAGAATGCGACGGGTCGCCCGATCCAGATCTGGATCAATCGGCGTACGGGTGCTACGGGTGCGGACAATGTGGTGGTGAAACCCCAGTTTACGGTTTGGCCGAAGCCTGACAACTCAACAACGTGGACGTTGTACTACACGCGGTTGCGGCGGATGTTTGACCCCGGTACAGGCGTGAATGGGCAAGATATCCCGTTCCGTTTCCTGCCCTGTATGGTTGCAGGCTTGGCTTATATGCTGTCGATGAAGATCCCCGGTGCTGATGCTCGTACGCAAGTATTGAAAGCCCAGTACGACGAAGCGTGGGATCTCGCGGCGGGTGAGGACCGAGAAAAGGCGGCGGTGCGGTTTGTCCCACGTGAGAGCTTCTTGGGTGGCTACTAATGCCAAACAGGTTTGCAAGTGGCAAGAACGCAATCGCCATGTGCGACCGATGCGGGTTTCAGTACAAACTGAAACAGTTGAAGTCGATTGTGGTGAAGACCAAGAACGTGAATATCTTGGTCTGTCCGGAGTGCTGGGAGCCTGACCAACCCCAGTTGTCTCTTGGCCTGTACCCTGTGGACGATCCGCAGGCTTTACGGAACCCGAGACCGGACACGAGTTATTTTGCGGTCGGTAATGACGGTGCCAATGGTAGCCGTCAGATACAATGGGGTTGGAACCCGGTTGGAGGGGCGAGTTCTTTTGATGCGGCTCTAACCCCAAATACGCTTACTCCTGCTGGTGAAGTAGGAGATGTAACGGTCGTAGTGACCTAGGAGATTGAGATGAAGAACGGCGATGCAATGAAAGCGTTGAGAAAACACGCTTCGCTTCCGGCGGGCAAGGCTCACGGTATGCGTGCTGGTGGCAAGACCAACAGCGAGATGAAGAAGTACGGTCGGAACATGGCGAAGGTGATGAACCAGCGCAGCCCGGTCCGTAAGTCTTCTGGCCCGAAGTAACTGCCATGAAAGAACTAAACCCCGGCAAGATCAAGCCGAACACTGACTCGACTGGTGAGAATGGCTATCCTGAAAAGGATGTCAACAAGGGCGTCACCCACATGGACATGAAGGGTGCGGGCGCTGCCACCAAGGGTAAGAAGTTCGTCTCGCAGATCAATTTGCAGAACAACGGTAAATACCGGACGGGTTGGAGCTAATGAACTACTCCCAGTTAACTACACTGATTCAGGACTACTGTGAGTCTACGGAGCAGAGCTTCGTGGCGAACATCCCTACGTTCGTGCAGTTGGCTGAGGAGCGGATCTACAACACGGTTCAGATTCCGGCCATCCGTAAAAACGTGACGGGCACGACGACCAACGGCAACCAATATCTGTCTCTGCCGTCCGATTGGCTCTCGACGTTCTCGATGGCGGTGATTGACCCTGTGACTCTGGACTACGAGTATTTGCTCAACAAGGATGTGAACTTCATCCGAGCGTCGTATCCGTTTCCGGCAGTGTCAGGCAAACCTGCGTATTACTCCATCTTCGACAACACGACGATGTTGCTGGGGCCGACCCCAGATGCAGCCTATACTATGGAGTTGCATTACTATTACTACCCAACGTCGATTGTCGATGCGGGTACGTCGTGGCTTGGTAACAACTTCGAGTCTGTGCTCCTGTACGGTTCGCTCCGTGAGGCATACACCTACTTGAAGGGTGCCGAGGACATGATGGCGCACTACGAGAACAAGTACCAAGAAGCCCTTGGTCAGTTGAAGCGCCTCGGTGACGGCTTGGATCGTCAGGATGCGTATCGCTCTGGTCAGGCTAGGGTTCCGGTGACTTGATGTTTAACGGTAGTACAGAAATCGGCAGTGTGTTTGTACAAACGACTGACCATCGTGGACACACTGTTGAAGAGATTGCAGAACGTGCGGCTAACCGCATACTCAGTGCCGACTCGAAGGAAGCACTGCATTATTGGCTAGTGAAGTATCTCAGCGAGGCTCAGGCAGCCGAGCGCAGCATGATATGTAAAAAGCTAGATCAACAAGGCTATGCGGAAATCGCACACTTAATTGGAGACCTCTGATGGCTATTTCTCAAGCAATGACGACTTCGTTCAAGGTAGAAATCCTTGACGGAATCCACAACTTTGGTACCGGCGTGATCCGCGCTTCGACGGCTGCGGATGTGTTCAAGCTGGCCCTCTTTACTTCGTCGGCTACGTTGAGTGCGACCACCACGGTGTACTCTTCGGCGGATGAGGTCTCTTCGTCCGGTACGAACTACCCGGCGGGTGGGCTGACGTTGACGATCTCGCAGGTGCCAACCTCCAGTGGTACCACAGCGTTCATCGACTTCGATGATCTGACCTTCCCGAGCGCGACAATCACAGCCAACGGTGCTTTGATCTACAACGCGACTCAGAGTAACAAGGCAGTTGCGGTGTTGGCGTTTGGCGGTGACAAGACTTCTACGGCTGGTAACTTCACCATCCAGTTCCCGTCTCCGACTTCGACGACTGCTATTCTGCGTATCGCTTAATAGGAGGGTTACATGGCCCTCGTGCTTGCTGATCGCGTCCTTGAGACGACGACTTCGACTGGCAGCGGGACGATTACTCTGGCTGGTGCTGAGCCGGGGTATCAGTCTTTTGCGGTCGTAGGAAACGGAAACCAGACTTACTACACCATTACGGGCGACGTTGAATGGGAAGTGGGCATTGGTACGTACACCTCATCGGGGACGACGCTCTCCCGAGATACGGTACTGTCGTCAAGCGATAGCGGCAACAAGGTCACGTTCTCCGCAGGACAGAAAAAGGTATTCGTTACCTACCCGTCTGAGAAGTCCGTCAACTTTGATGTGTCGGGGAACATCAGTGTCTCTTCGGCCATTATCACTAATGTTGCTGAGCCGGTTGTTGGATCGGATGCAGCCACAAAGCTGTACGTTGATAGCATAGCCGCGCAGGGTATTAGCTACCACGAGCCGGTAAAATACGAAGTTCCCAACACAACGGGCAACCTGACTGCAACGTATAACAACGGTACGGGTGGTGTAAGCGCGACTCTGACCAATGCAGGTACGTTAGCAGCGTTTGTACCGGATGGTGTGACTGCATCCATCAGTGATCGCGTTCTCATCTACAACCAGACCAATGCGTATGAAAACGGTGTCTACGTTGTATCTACAGTCGGTAACGGCTCAACGGCATGGGTGCTGACTCGTGCTGCGGATGCTGACTCGTACGGCGTAAAAAGCCCGACCGAGTTGGGTGGAGGCGATGCGTTCTTCGTCACCTCGGGTAATACGGGTGCTGGCGAGACCTACGTCTGTAACAACCCCAGCGTCATTATATTTGGCTCGACGGCAATTACGTTTGCCCAGATCTCGTCTGCACAGGTTTATCAAGCCGGTAACGGCATCTCGATTACTAACACCACGATCTCGTTGGCCACGCCTGTCTCGGTTGCCAATGGTGGTACAGGTCAGAGCGCGGCTCCTTCCAATGGTCAGTTGCTGATCGGTAATGGTGTGAGCTTTGTTCTCTCGACCCTCACGGCAGGATCGGGCGTCTCCATCACGAACAGTGCTGGCAGCATTACTCTGTCTGCGACCAATTCAGGCGTGGTTACGTCGGTTACTGCTACGGGTCCGTTGGCCTCATCTGGTGGTCAGACTCCTGATATCAGTATTGCCAACTCAACCGGCACGGGCAGTGTTGTTCTGGATCAAGGCGCGACGATTTCTAGTGCCACGATCACGGCTGCGGTCAGTGCGTCCATCACGACGATCACGGGTTCTTCGGCCAACATCACGACGGTCACGGGTACGACTGCTGGGTTCAGCAGTGCCAACATCACTCAGTTGGGATCTACCTCTGCCACAATTGCCACGCTCTCTGGCACGAACGTCACGTATTCAAGCGGTACGGTGTCTCAACTGGCGGCTACGTCTGCCACGATTGCGTCGGTGTCGGGTACGAACGTTACGTACTCCAACGGTAATCTGACGAGCGCAACGATCACGACGATCTCAGGCACGACAGCTACCTACACCTCGGCTACGGTCACAAACCTCTCGCTGACCAGCCTGACGCTGGCAAATCTGAATATTGCGTCGGCCAACATTACGACGCTGACCGGTACGAACCTGACGTATACCTCGGGTACCGTCACAAACTTGAATAGCACTTCGGCCAACATCACGACGTTGACCGGGACCAGTGCGAACATTACGACCATTACCGGTACTTCGGCTAACATCACGACGATTACTGGCACGACTATTACCGGCTCGGCTTTGTTAGCTTCTAACGGAATCGTGTTGAACAAAGACATATCTGCTGCTAACTACACGTTCCCAACGGACTACAACGGGCTGACTGTTGGGCCACATACTATTTCGTCAGGTGCTTCCATCACGGTCAGTGCCGGACAACGTTGGGTGGTGATATGAGTACGATTACGTCAGGTGTAACGGTTCCAACTGCGCTGACCTTTTCCGGTGACACAACCGGGGCTATCACGTTCCAAGTCAGCGGCACGGTCACGGCTGCAACAATTACTTCTGCTGGCAACGTCGGTATTGGGACGGCTTCGCCATCAGGAAGGCTACACGTTAGTGCTGGAACACAAACTGCCCTTAACTTGCAAGTCGCAACTGGCGGCTATGCGTGGCTATTAGGCACTTCAGGCTACACCGGCAACGCATCTGTTGGTTTTATTGACGATGGCGGCTCTGGTGGCCTAGGCATCAACCAATACGATTCTGGCGGCGCGTATGTACGTCGTGCAGTAACTCTTAACTCATCCGGCAACGTCGGTATTGGAGCCACCCCATTATCTGTTTGTCGTTTTTATGTTGTTGGTTCTGACACAACCAATGGAAATTATTCTGTAATTTTTAGAAACAGCGCAACAACAAATCTTTTTTACGTTCAAAATGACGGTGGATTAAGCACCGGAACTGCGGCTGCATCGCCGTACTACAACACGACTGGTTCTAGTGCCAACGTCGTTGTTGATGTAAATGGTTTTCTTCTCCGATCAACTTCGTCACTTCGATACAAATCAGACGTAACCGACGCCACACACGGCCTTGCTGAAGTACTCAAACTTCGAAGCGTTACTTATAAAAGCAAAAAAGACGGAGATACCGTATTCGGCGGCTTGATTGCCGAAGAAGTACATGATGCAGGTTTGACCGAGTTTGTTTCGTACAACAAGGAAGGCCGACCTGATGCTATCCACTACGGCAACATGGTGGCTCTGCTGACCAAAGCCATCCAAGAACAGCAGACGATGATTGATGAACTGAAGGCCAAGGTTGCCGCTCTGGAGACGAAGTAATGTCCACGATCAATGCAAACAGCAGCGGAGTTGTCATCACAGGCGACACTAGTGGCACGTTAAATCTTGCTACGGGTGGTACGACCCGTATGGCTATTGATGGGTCGGGGAATGTTGGAGTTGGAGTAAATTCACCGAGCAGAAAGTTAGAGGTTGGACTTCTAGGAGCCTTCAGACTTCAAACTGGCTCCGTGACTATGGATTGCACCCCGACCGCTGGGGCGACGGATAGTTTTGTCTGGAATACTTCTGCTAACGCTATTTACAGTTGGCAGATGGCTGCCACCGAACGGATGCATATCGACTCGTCGGGCAACGTTGGTATTGGCAAAACCCCAACAGCCGGTCGCTTGCTTGATGTCAACGGCGATGCGTGGTTGAACTCTGTTCGCTTTGGCAGAGGTGCGAGTTCTGTCCAGAGCAACACGGTCACGGGGGAGCTTGCGCTAAATGCCAATACCACAGGATCGAGCAACACCGCGAACGGCTATAGTGCATTAAATGCTAATACAACAGGTTACGGAAACACGGCTCTTGGTAGGTCTGCACTTGAGTTAAACACAACCGGAAACTCAAATACCGCCGTTGGTGCACACATTCCCGGTGTGGTCGGCGGTCCGTTACAGTCAAATACCTCAGGAAACGCGAATACCGCTGTCGGCGTAGGTGCCATGTATGGCAATACCACTGGCATAGATAACGTAGCTATTGGCTATCTTAGTCAGTATGCAAAAACAACCGGATCGTATTCGACTTCGGTTGGAAGCCAAACTTTACGCAATGTGACCACGGCGAACTACAACACGGCTGTTGGTTTTGCGTCTCTCTATTCTGCAACAACCGGGGCTGGAAATAACGGGTTTGGTTTTTATGCTGGATATGGAATTACAACAGGAATCGGAAACAACTGTATTGGATACTATTCCGGATTTAGCCTGTCAACTGGAAATTATAATGTCTTTATTGGCGAGCAAGCTGGATATTATGTAACCGCCACAACAACAGGATTCCACAACACCTACGTCGGCGGACTGGCGCGTGGATCAGCAGCTACAAACAACAATGAAATCGCTATTGGATACGACACGACTGGTAAGGGAAGCAGTACAGGCTTCATCAACCCTGCTGGCGGCAGCATGTACCAGGGCAATAACACGACCACTTGGGCTACAACATCAGACCGCCGAATTAAGAAAAACATCGTCGATAACAACGATGGCCTTGCCAAGATCAACCAACTTCGCGTCCGTAACTTCGAGTACCGCACCGAGGACGAGATTGATCCTGAATTGCCGAAGTCTGCCGCTATCAAAACGCCGGGTGTGCAGCTTGGCGTGATCGCGCAGGAGATTCAGGAGGTGCTACCTGAGTGCGTGAAGGAAGAGTCCACAGGCGTGTTGGCGGTAAACTCTGACCGTTTGGTATGGCACTTGGTCAACGCCGTGAAAGAATTGTCAGCCGAAGTGAACGTGCTGAAAGCAAAATTAGGAGAGTAAAATGGCCGTAGGGGTCTGCTGGAGCATAAGCCATGGCTACAATTAACGCCGCCGTTGATGGCATAATACTGACAGCAGATAGCTCTGCTACTTTGAGTCTTGCCACGAGCGGCGTGGTGCGGACGACTATTGATTCGTCTGGTAATTTTAACTTCGCAGGCACCGCCCAACGCATCACGGGTGACTTTAGCAATGCGACGGCTGCTAACCGTTTAGCATTTCAATCAAGCACGACTAATGGCAATACAAATATTGAAGTGTTGCCGAATGGAACTGGGACGGTTTCTGGTTTAATTCTTGAGTCCGGATCTGATTTTAACAGCTGTTCCAATACACAGCTGCTCGTTATCAATGGGTCAGATAGTCGTATAACCGCTGGTATTCGCGGCACCGGCTCCTACCTCCCGATGACCTTCTACACCAACGGTGCTGAGAAGGTTCGACTGACTACCACTGGCAATCTCCTCGTCGGAACCACGACAGATGTCCCGGGGTTAAGTGGTGTCATCTCTGACGTTGCTGGTAACGTTCGCAACATCCCGTCAGCCGGTGCTGCTAAAACATCCGAGTACACCCTTACCGTCACTGACATTGGTGAGTTCGTCACGGTTAGCACTAGCGGAAAGGTACTTGTACCGAACAACACCTTCTCGACTGGCAACGCCATCTCTGTCTACAACGACACGACGGGTAACGTCAGTATCAACATCAGCACTACGACCGCCTACGTGGTCGGTACCAACACAAACCGTACTGGCGTTACGCTGGCTACCCGTGGCATTGCCAACATTCTTTTCATCAACCCGTCGTACTGCATTCTGTCTGGCAATCTGACATGAGTGGTTTGCAGCAACTATTTATTGGGGCTCCATACGGGGCACCTATTCCATCATCGGTTCAATACCTCATAGTTGCTGGCGGTGCTGGTGGTAGAGCAGCGGGCGGCGAGGGCGCTTATGTAGCCGGTGGTGGTGGCGCAGGGGGTATGAGCAATGCCGGAGCCACCTTTAGCCCAGTGCGTGGTACTACTTACACCGTCACTGTTGGCGGTGGTGGAGCCTCAAGTAATAACGGTAGCAACTCTGCTATTTCATCTGTGGCTACGATGACCGGCGGCGGTACTGGCGGCATCGACTTTGAAAGCGGTTATGGTGGCGGCTCCGGTGGTGGCGGTGGCTACGGCGGTGGTGGTGGTAGTGGCACAGGGGGACAAGGAAATAGCGGAGGTGGGGGTAATACCCGGCCCGGCTTGGGAACCGGTGGCGGCGGTGGTGGCGGCAAAGGCGGAGTTGGAGGAGAGGGCGGCGCATATTATCCACCCTACTCTTATGACACAGGCGCAGGCGGCTTGGGGCAAATGTCTTCAATTACGCTCAGTAACCTTTTCTACGCTGGCGGCGGAGGTGGTGGCGGTGACGGCGGTGGCACTAAAGGTGCTGGCGGGTCAAGTGTTGGCGGAAACGGAGGCGGCGGCTATTACACCGTACCTACTGCGGGTACTGCTAATAGAGGTGGCGGTGGAGGCGGTAACGGTACTTCACCATCTCCGGGCGGGGCTGGCGGGGCTGGCGGCTCTGGTGTAGTTGTTTTGAGATACTCCGACGCTTTTGGAGCACCTGCCACTATTACAGGGTCTCCTTCCGCCGTTGTTTCTGGCGGTTTTCGTATCTATATATTCACCGGCTCCGGTTCGGTTAGATGGTGATATATGGCACATTTTGCAAGACTTGACGAAAACAACGTCGTAGTAGAAGTAATCGTTGTAAAAAACGCGGTTATTAACGACTTGCCATTCCCCGAGTCAGAACCGCTTGGCGTAGAGTTCTGTTGTTCATTATTTGGTAGCGACACTGTTTGGGTACAAACGTCGTATAACAATAATTTCAGAACTCGTTACGCCGCTGTTGGCGGTGTTTACAACCCAGTAAAAGATGTATTCATCCATCCAAAATTCTTTCCGTCTTGGGTTTTAAACGAAGACACCACCGAGTGGGAAGCTCCTGTACCGTACCCAGATGACGGTAACTTCTATATATGGAATGAAAGTACGCTTTCTTGGGATATCGTGCCTCTCCTTACAAGCAGTATGGGCATAGGGAGAGACTTGCCGCCAGAGGAAGCACCGTAATGATGTTCCACAAGCAGGCGCAGATTGCGTTTGTTTTGCCGCCCAAATGCGGAAGCATTTCTACGAAAGATTTTTTAGCATCTTTTAACTTTAGGTTAATCACTCATTCTTCATTGCCAAATCATCACCATGTTAAATATGAAGACGCAGTGAGGCTTTACCCTAACATTGCAAATTACAAAATGTACGGAGTGTTTAGAAATCCACTAGACAGATTTTTGAGCACGCTAAAAGGTTTCAATCTAAGTTATGACAAGTTTTTAAGTTATTTTGATGAACCTCAGAATCAACATCTTTCGTTTTTTAAATTACAACAAGTTGATTGGTTAAACATACCAAAAATTAATTTAATTGACTTTGACAACTTGGTTGCTGGGGTTACGGAAGTAGTTAAAGATATGGGCGGCGATAAAAAATTTGAACACTTTAACAAGGCCAAACCAATCAACGTGCCAGTTACAGATGGCCTGAAGTCTTTTGCCCGAGACTACTACGCTGCCGATTATCAATTTGCAAAAAATGTCCTAGGCAAGGAATACTAGTGCATGTTTGGCCTTACCCCATTTGCTTCTGCGCCATTTGCCGATCTCGGTAGTGGTGACGCTCGTGTTGCCGTAACTGGGGTTGAAGCCACCGGTCAGCTTGGCACTGTAGTCGTTGTAAACGAAGCAAACGTCTTTTTAACGGGCGTTGAAGCTACCGGTCAACTCGGCACTGTCGTTGTTGCGGCTGACGCTAACACTTCGGTTAACGGCGTTGAAGCCACGGGCCAGATAGGTACGGTCACTGTATTCGGTGAAGCCTTCATCCCAGTTACGGGGGTCGAGGCCACCGGGCAAACCGGCACAGTTCTTGTTGCAGCAAATGCCGATGTATTTGCTGTCGGGGTCGGAGCCACTGGGCAACTTGGTGCCGTTACTGTTATCTCAGAAGCGGTTGTCCCGGTTACGGGAGTCGAGGCTACCGGGCAGCTTGGCACGGTTACGGTTGCCATTTTCGTCGATGTCCCAGTTACAGGGGTATCTGCAACAGGCGCGGTTGGGACAGTTGCTGCTGCCGCAGATGCGGTCGTTCTCGTTACAGGCGTTACCGCAACCGGTGCTGTTGGTCAAGTCCTTGTTTGGGGTAAGATTGTTCCGGTTCCAACTGGACCGTGGATTCCCGTTGACGACTCGCAGACGACGACTTGGACACAGATTAACGACACACAGACGCCAAACTGGACGCAAATTGCGGCGTGAGGTTTTAAATGGCTAGTACATATTCAACTAACCTTGCCATCGAGCTTATTGGTACTGGAGACCAAGCCGGTGCGTGGGGTAATACCACCAATACCAACCTCGGTACGCTGATTGAACAGGCCATCTCAGGCTACGTCACTCAGGCAGTCGCCACGGGCACGGACACGAGTATCACCATCCCGAACGGTGCATCGGGCGTGGCTCGTAACATGTTTATCGAGTTGACCGGCACGGGTGGTACCAACACCAACCTGATCGTCCCTGCCAACAAGAAGTTGTACTTCATCTACAACAACACCTCGTCCGGACAAGTTACGGTCAAAGTGGCAGGTCAGACCGGCGTCTCGGTGCCCAACGGCGTCAAGATAATTCTGGTCTGCAACGGCACGGACGTTGTGAATGCGACCTCCTATATCAATGGGCTTAGCGCCAACATCACAACGCTGACGGCTGGTTCAGCTACGATCACTAACCTTGTTGCTACAAGTGCAGTCATTACAAGCCTCACGTTGTCCAATCCGCTGGGCGTGGCTCAAGGCGGTACAGGCAGCACCGCTGCTCCGTCAAACGGGCAACTTCTGGTTGGTAACGGCACGGGTTTTACGCTCAGCACTCTGAACGGTGGTCCGGGCGTCGGTATCACTAACAACGCTGGGTCAATCACGATCACGGCAACGGGCACCGGATTCATTGCATCCGTCAACGCCACTTCGCCGCTTCAATCGACTGGTACGCAGTCGATCACGATCAGCCTTGCTAGTGCTGTGCCTGTGTCCCTTGGCGGTACTGGATTGACGGCTACCCCGACTAACGGTCAGTTATTGATTGGTAACGGCTCTGGCTATACCCGTTCGACGTTGACTGCTGGTACCGGTATTTCCATCACGAATAGTGCTGGGTCTATCACTATATCTGGTACCTCCAGCCTTACCGGTATTACAACCAGCACTGCTACTGCATTGGGACTTAATGCAGGGGATAGCGTCACAACCGGTTACGACAACACGTGTATTGGATACGATGCTGGAACGTCTATCACAACTGGTTATGACAATACAGTTGTAGGACAACAAGCTGGTGATTCAATTCTAGGTGGGTATGAAAATACCTGCGTCGGATCAACTTCAGGCTACGGCATAACAAGTGGGTATCAAAACACCTGCTTGGGCTACGGCGCTGGCGACGTACTTACTTCTGGAAACTCCAACGTATTTGTTGGTCGATGGACTGGTATTGACATAACCACCGGAAACTACAACACAGGCGTTGGTACGGTATCGTTGGCGAACGCCTTCATAAACACCTCAAACGCTTCTGCCCTTGGATACAACGCTCAAGTCAGTGGTAGCAACCAAGTTCAGCTAGGCAACTCAAGCACGACTACGTATGCGTATGGGGCGGTTCAAGATCGTTCTGATGTGCGCGATAAAACGGCAATCCGTGACACGCAGTTAGGCTTGAATTTCATAATGGCTTTGCGCCCACGAGATTTTAAGTGGGATATGCGTGAAGACTACAGAACGGAAAGGCCCAACAGAAAGGACTACGCATCTGATGCAGAGTATCAAGCTGCGCTGAAAGCGTGGAGTGAAGCAAATAAACTTGCAAACATTACCCACAACGGTACAAAGGCGCGTACTCGTTATCATCACGGCTTGATCGCGCAAGAAGTCAAAGCAGTAGCGGATTCAATGGGCGTCGATTTTGGTGGATATCAAGACCACACCATCAAAGGGGGGGACGACGTTAAATCAATAGGCTACAACGAACTCATTGCTCCGCTGATCAAGGCCATCCAAGAACTCAAAGCCGAGTTTGACGAATACAAGAGGACGCATCCATGATGACGATGGTCTCAACGTTCCTGTCCTTTCTCGCAGGTGGGCTACCCAAGATCCTGCAAATATTCCAAGACCGGCAGGACAAGAAGCACGAGTTGGCTTTGGTCGCTGCCCAGAAGGAGCGCGAGTTGGCTTTGGCAGAGCGTGGCTTCATTGCTCAGGCTCGGGTCGAAGAAATCAAGCTGGAGCAGATCCAGACTCAGACTGCTGCTGAAGAACGTCAGGCTCTGTACAACCACGACATCGAGATTGGCAAAGGCGCAAGTCAGTGGATGATCAACCTCCGGGCTTCTGTCCGTCCGGTTGTGACCTACATCTTCGTGTTGGAGCTTGTCGCTATCAACATTGCTGGTGTTTGGTACGCCTACAATACGGGTGTGCCGTTTGCTGCTGCGATGGCTGAAGTGTTCTCGGATGACGAGATGTTGATTCTGTCTTCGATCATCGCTTTCTGGTTTGGTACGCAGGCTTTTGGCAAGAAGTGAAAGTCAGTCAGGCTGCCATTGACATGATCAAACATCACGAGGGGGTACGGACCAAGCCTTACCGCTGCCCTGCCCTTTTGTGGACTGTCGGTGTCGGCCATGTGATTGACCCTATTCACGCTGCGGTGAAGTATGAGGAGCGCAAGAATCTACCGATACCCGCAGGCTGGGATCGCACTCTCACGATGGACGAGGTGGACCGGATACTTGCTCAAGACCTTGGCCGGTTTGAGCGTGGTGTGGTTCGACTTTGCCCTGCTGCTGTTGGCCGTCAGGGAGTCTTTGATGCTCTCGTATCTTTTGCCTTCAACGTGGGCCTCGGCAATCTCCAGCGTTCTTCCCTTCGGATGAAGACCAACCGAGGTGAACTGGAAGAGGCGGCTGACGAGTTTCTGAAATGGACGAAGGCAGGTGGTAGAGTTCTGCCGGGATTAGTCAAACGGCGCAACGACGAACGTGCGTTGTTCCTCTCGGGAGTAGCGTAATGCCCCTTACAAAACTTGAATTCCGTCCGGGCATCAACAAAGAGTCTACGAGCTATGCCAACGAAGGCGGTTACTTTGCTTGTGACAAGGTGCGGTTTCGTTCGGGCTACGCTGAAAAGCTGGGTGGCTGGGTCAACCAGTCCAGCAATACCTTCCTCGGCATCTGCCACACCCTGTGGAACTGGGTCACGTTTGGCGGCAGTAACCTGCTGGGCTTTGGTACGAACTCCAAGTACTACATTGAAAACGGCGGTACCTATTACGACGTAACCCCGGTCTTCTCTTCAGGCGTGATCGCTGCCAATCCGTTCACGACTACGGATGGTAGTTTGCTTGTTACGGTCACGCAGTCAGGACATGGTTCCACGATTGGCTCGTACGTGACGTTCTCTGGCGTATCTAATAGCGGCGTCGTCAACGGCATCAACTTTGACGGTGAGTTTGAGATCGTTGCTGTACCTACGTCCAACTCGTATCAGATCGTTGCTCCGAACGTAGCTACATCTACAGGGTCTGGCGGTGGTTCGCTGGTTGTCTCGCAGTTACAAATTCCAGCAGGACTATCTACTTACTCGGGCGGTGTGGGTTGGGGTAAGCCGCCTTGGAGTGCAGGTGGATGGGGTTCTGCCGTAGCCGCAGGCACAGACTTGCGCTTGTGGTCGCAAGATAACTTCAACGACGACCTGATCTTCAACTATCGTCGTGGTCCGATCTATTACTGGACGCTGGATCTGGCGAACTATGACCGTGCCAGACTGCTCTCAGACATTGCTAACGAGACTATCCGGGCTACTACGACGGCTACGGTGTCGGCTTCGGTTACGACAATTACGGTTGCTGACCCAACTGGGATTGAATCTGGCGCAGTTATCACCGGTAGTGGTATTGCTGCTGGCACCTACGTCACAACTGACTATGACGGCGGGTTTTCAGTACCGTTGTCGGCCACCACGACTGGCTCGTTTACGATTTCTACTTTGACCATCAGTTACTCTGGTCGGCATATTCCTGAGCAAACGAACCAAGTCCTGACTTCAAGCGTCAGCAACTTCACGATCTGCTTTGGTTCAAACCCGTACAGCCCTGCTACGTTTACCTCCGACTTTGATCCGATGTTGGTGCGCTGGTCAGACGCCGATAATGCCTATGACTGGGTGCCGACTGCACTCAACCAGTCAGGTGAACAACTTCTCTCGCACGGTTCGTTCATTCAGTGCGCGGTCGATACTCGGCAGGAAATTTTGATTTGGACGGATGCTGCGTTGTTTTCGATGCAGTACCTCGGTCCTCCGTATGTGTGGGGTATCAACTTGTTGATGGACAATATCTCCATCATCTCCCCGAACGCGGCAATCACGGTCAACAACGTCACGTACTGGATGGGTGTGGACAAGTTCTACATGTATTCCGGTCGCGTTGAGACGCTGCCCTGCACCTTGCGTCAGTATGTTTATACCGACATCAACACGAGCCAGTACGGTCAGATCGTGTGCGGTACGAACGAAGGTTATAACGAGATCTGGTGGTTCTATCCGTCTGCCGATAGCCTCGTGAATAATCGGTACGTGATCTATAACCATCTGGAACGTATTTGGTACTACGGTACGATTGAGCGCACTGCATGGCTTGATTCGCCGGGTCTGCGTACGTACCCGCTTGGCGTGTTTAGCCTTCAGAGTTCGTATCTGGATACGGCTATCAACTCGTCTGTAACCACCATATCGCTTGTTGATGCGTCGTCATATCCCAATGCAGGCACGATCACGGTTGACTCGGAACAGATTACCTATACCGGTAAAACTGGTAATACTCTCACTGGTTGTGTTCGCGGGGCTAACGGCACTACTGCTGCAAGCCATATTCAATACAGCGCGGTCGGGTTTAAAGTACCTAACCAAGTGATGCTGCACGAGTTTGGTAACGACGACGTATCTCAAAGCCCGTCACTGCCTATTGAGGCGTACATCGAGTCATCCGACTTTGATATCTCGGATGGTGAGAACTTTGGTTACGTCTGGCGTATGTTGCCTGACCTTACCTTTGCAGGATCAACTGTTAGTAGTCCAACAATTACTTTGACGGTCAAGCCCAGACAGAACTCGGGTAGCAATTACACGGCTGCTGATCAACCGACCGTCACACGCACTTCTACTATCCCGATCCAACAGTTTACGGGTCAGGTCTACACGCGAGTGCGTGGTCGTCAGATGGCGTTCCGGTTGGACTCGGTAGACAAGGGCGTGGCGTGGCAGATGGGCGCTATGCGTATTGATGTGAAGCCGGACGGTCGTCGCTAGTGTCTATAACTAGCAAAAGACGAAACATCGTAAACCCAAGCTTGCCGGTAGCCCCGGTGAGCTATGAGCAACGGTATCAGGATCAGTACAGCAACGTCATGCGTCTGTACTTGAACCAAGTCAGCAACGCCGTCAACGCGCCGCGACCGTATGGTTCGTTTTATAGCAACATTGATCAGCTTAACCCGGTTTCTAACGCCGTCAATTTGATGACGTATAACCAGACGGTTGATTTTTTTAACGTCAGTATCGGCGCTATCAACTCTCGTGTGTACGTAGCTGAAGAAGCTATCTACAACATTCAGTTCTCCGCCCAGCTAGACAAGTCTGGTGGTAGTGCGTCTGCCGTATATATCTGGCTCAGGCTTAACGGTCAGAATGTTGCAAACAGCGCAACTAAAGTTACTATCGACGGACCAAACTCTGAGATCGTGGCCGCATGGAACTTTGTGCTGCCTCTGGCCGAGAACGACTACTTTGAACTTGCTTGGCAGTCGTCAGATACCAACGTGTTTCTGGCAGAAGAGCCTGCTTTGGGTAATGTCCCCGAGATCCCGTCCGTTATCTTGACCGTCACGTGGGTGTCCAATGTGTCGGTTTGAAGTGTTAATATCAGCGCAACTTGACCCGGTGGGGTGAGTATGTACAACAACGACCCAAGATATACGAATCCCCCCGAGGCTGGGCTTGCCTCCCTTCTGGCCTCACGTGGTCGGAATGGGGATTCTGTGCTTGTGCATATGGCTCCCCAAGAAGTCAAAGGACTTCAGGCCCTTGCGATGGCGCATGGTGGCAGCCTGACGGTTAACCCAGAAACAGGTTTATACGAAGCTTCGTTCCTTAAAAAACTCCTGCCCATGCTGGCTGGAGCCGTGCTCAATACTGTAGCACCGGGTTTGGGGTCTTCGATTGGTGGGTTCCTTGGGTTGTCGGGTGCAGCCGCTAGCACGGTGGGTACTGGCTTGTTGGTTGGCGGTGTTACCGGCCTGATTGAGGGCGACCTGAAAAAAGGTCTGATGGCCGGTATCGGGGCGTACAGTGGTGCCAACATTGCCCAAGCCCTGCAAGGCGCGTCCTTGGCGGAGGCTGCTCCAAGTGCTTCTGCTGAAGAAATTGCCAAAACTGGCGAGGCTATTGAAGCCGCCAAGCAGACGGTAGGTGCCACGCCTGTGGTTAATCCAACCATCGATTTGGCAACTGCCGACCCGAGTAAACTAGGCCTTGGCCGTCCTACGATTGGGTTTAATACCTCGTCTTCTGTGGCGTCAACAGCCGCGCTTCCAATGGCACAACTTGCTGCTCAGGCCGCTCCCGCTGCCCCTGCTGGGCTTAGTGGGTTGTTTCAAGGCGCAAAAAATCTTGTAACAACTCCGCAGGCTCGTAGCACATTCATCGACCGCCTTGGCGGTGGGTTTGAATCTGGATTTGGAAAGAACGCAGCGCGGTACGCGACTTTAATGGGCGTTTCTGACGCCTTCACGCCAGAGTACGAAATACCTTCTGGGGATGCAGGTGACGACACCCTGTACATACCGGGCAAATTCAACCCAATGTACGGGTACGGTAGAGAACACGGTTATTTCTTGCCGGGAACGTACTACAAGAGAACCAAAAAAGGTCTTGTGCCGTACAACCCGTATGCAATGGCACCGGGATATGCGATGGGTGGTCAGGTGCAATCATCTGGTCAGGACATGAACCTGCCGATGCCGTATCCGCATCCGAACCAGAACTACCCGCTTTCCACGGTAGTCAAGGCCAACTACTCGCCCCAGTATCTATCGAACGTACCGCAGCCCCGCGAGGTGTTGTCTGGTTACGACACGAAGGTTGACCCGTTTACGGGTGAAGAGCGGTTTGCTGACGGTGGTCCGGTAGAGGACGAAGAAGACTATCCGCCGGTAGGCGTTGCACCGCCCTCGTCTAATCCGTTTGCTCAACCCGGCGTACCGGTAACTAGCCCACCGCCCGGTCCAGAACCTTCTGTACCACCTCCGGTTGTACTCCCTCCGGATGGTCCTCCGAACCCGTTTGCCCAGCAGCGGCAGCGGTATATGGACATGGTTAACGCACCACCAAAAGCGCCGGTTGATACCAAACCGACGATGGATTACTTGGACGAACTTAGCCGTCGAGCCAGAAATCCGCAGTTCATGGTGTTCCCGCCGGGGGGTTTTCCTGTTACAGGCGGCGGCACTGGGGGCGGTACTGGCGGTGGTGAAGATAAAGGCGACAAGGGCGACAAGAATGAACCCGGTGGTGGTCGTGGCGGTGCCGGTACGGGCACGGGCGGCTCTGGCGGTGGTGGCGGTGGTATTACTGGCGGTACGGGTACGGGCGGCACTGGCACGGGTACGGGCACAGGCACAGGCACAGGCACAGGCACAGGTACTGGAACAGGACCCAAAAAGAGTGACGGTCCTCCGGGCACGGGCAAAGATGAAGGCGATGCTGATGAGAATCAGGACGACGTTGAAGACGCCGAGAAGGAAGACGATGACAACCTTCTTGATAAGGCTAAAGGCAAGTTCATGGATTGGTTTGATAGACGCTTCCGTGATCCGTACGGGCTTGTCGGTACAGCTATTGGTCTTACCGGTGCCGGTATGCTCGGTACTTGGGCGTGGGACAAACTAACTCCAAACATTAAAAAGTTCTTTGCGACACCTGAAGGTTTGACTGAAGCGCAGCAACTTGAAATTGAAGAGGCTGTTCGCGCTCAACTTGAGGAAGAAAAGGCCAAGCAAGAGAAAAATGCAAAGGACAAGGAAAACGAAGGGCGAACCTCTCGCAGAGAAAACCGTGGCGGCGAAGGCCGTGGCGGTGCTGGAGTAGGCGGCGGAGCCGGTGGCGGTGGCGGATTCGGTGGCGGTGGTGGCGGACGTAAAGGCGTCATCACGATTGAAGAAGACGTACTGCCTGCACGTAAAGGTGGGCATATCCGCGCCATGCAAGCCGGTGGTATGACTGCGCCTAACCCGTACGGTGCTGCCGTGGGCGAGGATTACAACTTTGGCTTTGCTGCTGGTGGGCTTGGTAGCCTTCCTGAATACAAGGCTGGCGGCAAACTGCTAGATGGCCCCGGTGATGGGATGTCCGACGATATCCCGGCTGTGATTCGTGGTAAGGGTGTACAACGTGCTGCGTTGGCTGATGGCGAGTTCGTCATCCCGGCTGATGTGGTATCGCATCTCGGTAATGGCTCCACCAAGGCAGGGGCCAAAAAACTGTATCAAATGATGGCGCAGATTCGGAAGGCACGTACGGGCAAAACCAAGCAAGCCCCCGCCGTGAAGTCCGACAAATATCTGCCTGCTTAATCGGGAGCGATAATGGCTACTCCTACTGAACAAATTCAAACCAACATTCCTAGTTGGCTCAAAGATCCGATCCTGAAGTTAATCGGTCAGGCAGACGTTCTGTCTCAACAGGGTTACCAGCCCTACGCTAGGCCGAAGTTAGACGCTCAAGGCAATCCTGTCATGGACGCGCAAGGCCGTCCGGTTATGGAAGCTCTCCAGCGTTTAGAAGACTTCAGTCCGCTTCAAAGGCAGGCGTTTCAGAACATTGCTGGAATGCAGACTGCGGATCAACTTAGACAAGCCACGGGCCTTGCTGGTTTGGCTGGCGTAGATGCTGCCAGACTTGGGCAGTATACCCCTGCTGCGGAGCGCGAGTTTTATCAAGCCCCTCAGTTTGAACGGATGGGGACTACCTTTGAGCGCGTTAATGCTGCGCCGGGTACCTCGTATCAAATGGCTGGCCCGGAGCGTGTCGGTATTGGCGCGTTGCAGCAGTATCAGATGGGTCCGGCTGAGCGTGTGTATGCGGATCAGTTTGGTCTTGGCGCGACTTCTCAGTACATGTCGCCATACATGCAGGAAGTTGTTGACCGGCAGAAGCAAGCCGCTGTTCGTGACTATGCTCGCCAACTCCCTTCACTCAAAGCAGCCGGTGTTCGTGCTGGCGCTTCGGGTGGTACCCGTGAAGCTATTCTGGAGTCTGAAGCCCGTCGTAATCTTGCCACTCAGTTGGGCGACATTCAGGCGCAGGGTAGTCAAAGCGCGTTCCAGCAGGCACAGGCTCAGTACAACGCCGACCGTGCTCGTATGCTTCAGGCTGGGCTTGCAAACCAGCAAGCGGGATTGACGACTGGGCAACAGAATCTCGCTGCGTTGCTGGGTGTTCAGCAGTTGGGAACTCAGTCGGGGCTTCAGGCTGCATTGGCTAATCAGGCTGCACAGCAACAAACCGGTCAGACTAACCTTCAGGCAATGATCAACCAACAACAGTTTGGTGCGGGTCAGGGTTTGCAGTCTCAACAGTTAAACCAACAAGCACAGCTTCAGGCTCAGCAACAGGCGCTGGCTCAGTTGGCGGCAGCCAATCAATTCAGTCAGCAGAACGCCCAACAACGCGCCCAGTACGGTCTGGCTGGTGCGAACCTTGCCGAGCAGTCTCGTCAGTTTGGTGCTGGATTGGGTATGCAGGGACTTCAACAGCAGTTGGCCGCTGCCGGTATGTTGGGTAATTTGGGTCAGCAGGAATACCAGCAACAAATGGGTATTAACGCGGCTCAGTTGGGTGCTGGTGGTCAGCAGCAAGCCTTTGGTCAGGAACTGCTCAATACGCAGTATCAGGACTTCATCAACCAGCAGCGTCTGCCGTATCAGCAGTTGGAGTTTATGTCGGGCATCCTGCGTGGCCTCCCAGCGACGGGACAGACACAGACCATGTACCAAGCGCCGGGCAGTATGTTTGGGCAGATTGCTGGCGTAGGATTAGGTTTGGGTAGCCTGTTTGGTGGCCTTGGCTCAACCACGGGGAAGTAAATAATGATCGGTCCAGTTAGCGGCACAGGTCGTGCGATGATGGCTTCGCTTCAGCAGGCCATGTCCAAAGGGATGCCCCCTGATCAGGCGATTCAGTACGTCAAGGGTATGGCTACTCAAGGCGTTGCTCCGATGGCAGACCTATATGCCATGATGAATCAGTTCCAGCGACTGAAGCAGCAACAAGTCAAACCACCGCAAACGCCGCCCACGATCAAAGATCAGTTGAATATGGTTGATCAGCAGATGCAGGCTCAGCAGGGTGGGATTGCCGGTATGCAGGCTCCTGCTCCCGCTCCGCAGCCGATGGACCGTGGCCTTGGCGCGATTGACGCTGGCCGTATGGAGTATCCGCAGTTCGCGGGTGGCGGCGTGGTTGCACTTGCTGAGGGTGGCGACCCTGACCAACAACTTAAAGCAGAAGTGCAGCGCATCCTGCGAAAGTCTCCGCTTACTCGTACGGAAGAAGAAAACAATCTTTTGCGTCAAGCAGGTGAAGTTCTTTCTTCTCGGGAGACGGGAGAAGATTCGGGTATTGCTGCACTTAATAAAAAGCTTTCTGAGCCGTTTATCCGCGAAATGTTCGGTATGCCTTACGCTTCAGAAGCTGATATCGCCAAAGGTGGCGGTGCCGCAATGAACGAACGCATTCTTCGCACACTTGGTGCAGATCAAGTAATTCCGCAGGCTCCTGCTGCTCCAAAAGCAACACCAACACAAAGCGCAGTCCCGATGGGTGCTGCGACGAGCCCGTATGCTTCGTTTGACCAAAACTTAGCCGCATCCAGAACCGATTCGTTTGGTCGGCCAGTTCGTCAAGAACCTGCGGCACCGGCTCCTGTATCAACTGCACCTATGGCTGCTCCCGGTAATGCTGGCATGGGAAGCCGTCTCGCGCAGATGCGTAAAGAAGTTGAAGGACGTAAGTTTGAGGAAATTCCCGATACGTTCTCGCCTCAAGAGCAGAAGCGTATTGAGAAGGCTTTGTCCGGACTTGATGCCGAGAAGAAGGATGCTGCTCGTATGGCACTGGCTGAGGCTGGGTTCCGTATGGCTGCGGCTGCTTCTCGTGGTGGTCGTGAGCGTACTAGCTTCCTTGGCGCGGCTGCGGAAGGTGCGATTGGCGGTATGCAACAGTACCGTGCTGCCCAGAAAGAACTTCGCCAGACTGAGAAAGAACTCAGCCGAGAGATGGCGGATCTTCGGAAGTACCAAGATCAGGTGGCGCGTGGTGAACGTACTGCCAAGCGAGACTTTGAAGAGAAGAGGTACCAGAACATCTTCCAACTTGAGAACCAAGCTGAGCAGATTCGTCAGTTCAATGCGGAACTTGGTCAGCGGTTGCAAGTTGCTGGTATGCAGTACGGGGAAGGCAGCGGTCAAAACGAGTACCGTCGTTCTGCACTAACCATCAATACGCTTGAGCCTATGTATCGAGCCGCTGTAGAGCGGTTGAACGCCGTTACTGGCATTCCTCCGGGCGGGATAAAATTAGGATCTCCTGAGCATAAAGCTATGATTGCCGCTGCTCAAAGAAGGGTATCCGAGTTGGAGGCTGAAATGCGTGCAGCAGCTAGTGGCACTCCGAGTAGTGCAGTCCCAACAACTAATTTCTCTAACGTTATCGACTTCAGCGCGCTCAAATAATGGACGTTCGACTTCCAGACGGTACCGTCATCAGGAACGTTCCTGAAGGAACGACTCGGGCGCAACTGACCGAACGCCTGAGAAGGAATGGGTACGATGTAAGTTTGCTTGAAGAAGCTCCGCCCGAGCGCACTATCGGCGGCTACGCCAAGGAAGCCTTCAAGGGGTTAATTCCCGGTGCTGCTGGTCTGGCTGAAACAGCCATTACTGGTGCTGCTGCACTCCTTCCGGAAGAAGCCGAACAAGCAGTTCGTGAGCGTGTATCTGGTGTTGTTGAGCCTATCCGCGAGACGTTTGCTGCGGCTCCGGGTTATGAAGACACGACCGTTCGTAAACTGTCTGAGGCTGTTGGTTCCACCCTTCCGTTCCTCCCACTAGGCGCACTGGGCGCGGCTGGACGGGCTGCTGCCGTTGGTCTGGGTGTCGGTGCTGGTACTGGTGAAGCCCGACTACGTGCGGAAGAAGAAGGTGCCACTGAAGAAGAGCGCGGTGTTGCTACTGCTCTTGGTATTGGTCCGGGTGCTTTGGAAGCCCTGCCGCCCATCCGCATTCTACGTCGGCTTGGCTTTGGTGACGAAGCCCTTCAAGAAGTGGCTGGGTTTATTCCTGCCCTGCGCCGCGCTGCTGTGGCGGGTGGTGAAGAAGCACTTCAGGAAACAAGTAGCCAAGTACTCCAGAACCTCATTGCCAAGGGCGTATACGCACCCGATGAGGCTGTGTTTGGTGGTGTAGGCGAAGCCGCTGCGTTGGGTGGTGGTGCTGGTGCCATCGTCAGTGCGATTGCAGACCTTGCTTTGGGTCGCCGCCTGCGTGGTCGTGGCGCGGAAGAGCCGCCTGCTGAAGAACCTGAAACCCCGCCAGAGCAGCCGGTAACACCTGCCGAAGAAGAAATTAAAGCCCTTCCTGCCCCGCGCAATGCTGGGTACAAGGTTGATAGAGAGGGTAACGTAGTCCCGATGACTGAGGCTGAGGCCGAAGAAGGTGCTCGGCTTAGTTCTCAATTCCGCGCTCTGGGTCTTGGCGAGGCAGAAGCCATTGCTAACCGTATGCGCGATCAGCGTGAGAAGCAGTTTTTGGAAGGGTCTGATGAAGCCCTTCGTAGGGCCGTGCTTGAAGAAGATGCTGCCGCTGCCGCCAAAGATGACATGCGGTACTTGCGTAGTTTGCCGATGGAGCAAATGGGTTTGCCGCTGGAAGGTGGTGAAGCTCCGCCCCGTTTATTAGCCCCTGCTACAGAAGCTCCTCCAAGTTTGTATAAACCTGCTGATGAAGCGGTGGCTGATGCCCTGCGCGTGAAGCAGGAAGCAGAAGGGTTGGAGACCGATATACGTCCACGTTCTCGCCCATACAAAGAAACGGCCAGAGAACTCGGTATAAAACTGGATAGGAAAGGAGATATCAAACCCAACCAGTTTGTGTATGAGGCTCCTGAAACGGAACTTCCTGCCGAGCAAATGGGTTTTGATCTACCCGGTATCCCGATGGAACGCTTGGCCCCACGTGACCGTGTGTTGCGGGCTATGGCGATTACCGAAGACAAGAAGAACATACCGAATTTGCGGTTTGCGACCCAACTGCGCCCGATGGAGTTGCAAAAGACTATTGGCGACCTCAAGAAGGAAGGCGCGATTGCTTTCAACAAGAAGGCGAACGAATGGGAACTTACTCCTGCGGGGGTCGAAAATGTACGAAGTAGTCCAAAAGCTACAGCTACCAGAGGTCGAAGAAGCCCTCGCGTGTCTGTACCACCACAAGGAGCCGGAACAACAAGCACTGTTGGAACTGGAGAATCAGGACTGGGTGGCGTTAGCACAACTCCTGCACCAACTAATGTTGGAGAAGAACCGAGCGTCACTCCACTAGAAACGACTACTGCCCCGCCTGTAGACCGGATGACTTTGATCCGTCGTGCGGCTGAACAGCGTACTGCTCGTGCTGCTATTGATGAAACCATCCAGCGTAGGACTGCCCTGCGTACTCGGGCTATTGATGCGTTTGATGCCGACGAGATCAACGAAAAGACCTATCTTGCTGTTACGGATGAACTGAAGAAGCCCGTACCGAACTTTGCGCGTGTCACTTCCATGCTGGAGGGCACTGCGAAACCGAAGCGCGAGAAAGACGTTGGGTTGAAGTTCCAACAGGCCCCATCACCCCATCCAGAATGGGCTACTAGGTTTGAACGTAGCGTTGCTGGCGAAGTTGTGTATTCCGATCCGGATGCTGCGCTGCTGCGTGGGCACAGTGTTTTGTCTGGTCAGTCTGTATATATGGCTGTTGATAAGAAGACTGGTAATCGTACGCTGGTTGATATTGACGCATTCAATGGAAATTGGATTGCTCCTGAACAAAAGCAACGACTGGTCGAAGCCAAAAAACGTATCGTGGCTCAAGATACTGCATTGCTCGCCCAGAACCCTGATGGTCCGTTTACTGGGGCTACGTCTAACGTAGTAACGTCTGACAGCGTAAATCCAAACTACGGTAGGTTCTTGTCCAACCTCATGAACTCGATGGGGCTTGGCGATGTTCGGGTTTTCTTGCTGACCCCAGAAGATGTACGTAACCAGCGGGACAAATACAAACTGTACGGGTACTACTCGTCGGCCATGTCTGCTGGCACAGACCCCGGTGAAGAAGGGTCTATCCGTCCGTACGGAGAAAACCTCAAAGACTTTTATATCTCGTTTAAACAGGGAATGTCGGAGACCCGTACCCTAGAGATAATCGGTCACGAACTTGGGCATTTGATTGAACGTGTTGCCTATAACAATGCTGCACCAGAAGTTAAAAATGCCATTCGTGCCGAGTACGACCAGTGGTTGAAAGACACCAAGGGTAAGCAGGGTGCCGACCTTGTTCGTGCGCTACGTAACCGTGAGACCGCCGAAGCACAAGCTTCTGGCATGACTGCGGATACCAAACTTAGGGATTCGTACTGGCGTTCGTTCAGCGAGTGGTTTGCTGACAACACCTCCAAGTGGGTGACGACCAGCGAAAAGCCTGTTGGTATTGTTGAAAAGTTCTTTGCTGATGTCGCTAGGAAACTGCGCGAGCTTGTCGCTGCAATCACTGGCAACAGATTTGTACCTACCAAGGCAGTTAAAAAGTTCCTTGACGATATGGGTCCGGGGTCTGCCGACTCTTGGATTGCTGAACGTCGTAGAACCGATAGTGTTTCCGGTAAATTGGTTGATCCGTTTGATGCAGCGGCGCGGTACTCCATGTCGCCTGCGGAGCAGCGGAAGAACGACCGTGCTTTCCTCAGCAGTATTGCCAGCATCCCGTCGAAGTTGCCGAAGCCGACCAGCGAGACCTTCCAAGCCGCTACGGATGCTGCGTCTAACGCCACACCTGCAATGCGTCGGGCTTTGTATAGCACGCTGACTGCCCATGACTTTGACCGCATGTACGGCAAGCACACCAAGGGCTTTGGACAGCTTTGGAGTGAATTGAATTCTGAAGGTGCGTTCCTCCGCAAACAGGAGGATCTCATCATGGAAAACTACCAGAAGTGGGAGAAGATTCTTTCCAAGTACAGCCCTGCCGAGCGTGATCGTATTTTTGATACGTTCATGGCTACCACTACGACCAAGGTGCAGCGCACTACCAAGAATGGCAAGGTAGTCGAGAAGTTTGGTGTCGAGGTTCTGGATCTCAAGGACGACAAGCGCGGCATCAACTGGACAGCCGACAAGTCACACCCGCTGTACCAACAGTATCAGTCTTTGGTGCGGAAAGACCCCAAACTGGAAGAGGTCTACAAGGGCCTTCGTCTGGCGTACCTAGACTATGCGCTTGGTATTGAAGAAGTCCTGAAGCAATATCTTGCTCCGACTGAATGGCAGAAACTGATCAGCCAGTTCAACGAAAAGCGTCTGCCTGTGTACTTCCCGCTCTTCCGCAAGGGCGACTTCAAGTTGAAGTACGTGGACAGCAACGGCGATACCGTATCGCTCCAGTTTGAGACTCTTGGCCAACGCAACAGAGCCGAAGCGGAAGCCCGTCGCAGCGGGGCTACGGATATCATGACCAGCCGTGTCGGTACGAGGGAAGCCGATGCGATACCCCCGAGTGGGTTCTTTGGCAAGATCGTTGGGCAGTTGACCGAGCAGAAGGTAGACCCAGAAGTTATTACGTCCATCGTTAACACGTATCTGGATCTACTCCCGGCGCAGTCCACACTTCAGTTTGCCCGACAGAGAAAGGGTACTGAGGGCTATTCCAAGGACATGCTGGATGCGTATGCGAACGTCGGCAGTAGCTACGCTCGGCGTCTGACCAATTTAACGTATACCCCCAAGTTCCGTGCGGCGCAGGACAAAATCACTGAAGACTTGGAGAACGCCCGAAGCAGCGGAGCGTTGGATACGAACGTTGTTGATGACTTGCTGGATACAGTCGGCAAGCAGATGGAGTTCATCCGCGATCCCAAACTAAACAGCCTTGCGGCGAAGCTGAGTTACTTCAGCTTCCAGATGTATCTCGGTGCCAACATCTCCACGGCCATCATCAACCTTGTGGATATCCCGACGATTACGTACAGCCGCTTGGCTGGCAAGCATGGTTGGGGCAAGGCGTTTAACGCTATCCAGAACGCTTCGACTGCGTACTTCAGTAAGAAGAAGTCCAAGGAGATGGAGGAAGTTCTGCAACGTGGGCTTGATTCCGGTGTGCTCCGTGAGCAACAGCTTCGGGATATCGCTGAGTTCAAGAACGTAGGTTCCAAGTACGACCGCATCAAAGCAGGTGTCGAGCGTGCGAGCAGTTGGGCATTTGCCAAGTCGGATATGTTCAACAGAAACGTGGCATTCATGGCCGCGTACCAGCTTAGTAAGAAGACTCCTGAAAACGTATTTGACCAAAACGCTTTTGATGAAGCGCAACGCGCTGTGTACGACGTATATGGATCGTCTTTCCCGAAGGCAGCGCCGCCCATCATGGGTAACGGGTTCGCCCGTACTGCGTTGACTTTCAAGAAGTTCGCCCTGATCCGTATCAACCTGTTGTTGAACGCCTACCGAGAAGCTACAAAGGGTGAGTCCCCAGAGGTTCGCAAGGCTGCACGCAGGGAGATACTGGCTTACTTCGGTACTGCCTACCTGTTTGCTGGTGTGCAGGGTATGCCCGTAATCGGGGCGGCAAGTGTACTGGCCTCGGTATTGAACAGTGCGCTGGGCGACGATGACGAGCCGTACAACCCTGACTTTGAACTGCGCGATGCAGTTGGTTTGTTCAACTACAAAGGCCCGGCCAACTACTTGCTCGGTGTGGACTTTGCCAGCCGTACGGGTTGGACGGGTATGCTCTGGCGTGAAGATCCCAAGCGCATGGCTGAGGTCGGTCCTGTCACCTACGCTATGGAACAGTTCCTTGGCCCTGCGTACTCATACGCCAATGGCATATTCAAACCAAACGGCGTCATCGACAGTTTCAGCGCGGGTGAGTACCAGCGTGGCTTTGAGCAACTCAGCCCGAAAGTGGTTGGCAATATCCTCAAGGGAGCGCGGTATTTCGAGGAAGGTGCTGTAACTGCCTCCGGTAAGCCTCTGGTTGACGATGTAAACGCCTACAACGTCTTCATGCAGATATTCGGTTTCCGTCCGAGTGACGTTGCCGAGGCAGGTGATATTGCGGGAGCCACTACCCGTATGCAGCGCGAGATACTGGAGCGACGTAACTCCATCATCGCTCGTGCTGCTGTGGCTCGACTCAGCGGGGACTATGAAGGGTTCCAAGAAGCAGTTGAGGAAGCACAGGCGTTCAGTGCTACGTTCCCAGAACGCGCCATCACTTCGGAAACTTTGATGGGTGCGATCCAGCGTCGGCAGAAGAGTATTGCTCAGTCCGTGTACGGTATTACCGTAGACAAGAAACTCGCCAATAGGATTACCGACGAGTTGGGACTGGAAGAGTAAAAAGGACCCCTGCCGAAGCAGGGGTCAACTCCTAGACAGGAGAACTAGAGTGCGTGAGCATTGTAGGAGCCACACGCCAAACCCGCAATCCATACATGTTATTTTCTATAACATGTTTACACATCACGTTAACGTTTAGCCGTTTTGCTTCCTTGAGGACCTGTTTCTCCATGTCCTTGCGGTCAAGACACGGTATGAAGAAGGAACTACCGGGCTGAAACTTGTTCCATTCAACCAGAACTGGCAGGTTGTAGATCTTCATCTGGGACTGCGTTGATCAGTGCGTCTTCGTTGAAGAAGTCCAGTTTGGTCGTATCGAACCACAAGCAGGTGGTAGCCGCCGTGTTACTGGCGGTAGTTCCCACGAACATCTTCTTGCGCTTGGTCGTCAAACCACCCGGATGAACGATCAGTGCCTTGCACTTGATGTAGGGCTTCAGGGTCTCCTCAAAGTTCATCGACCGCTTGTTGCACTCGGCTCGGTACGCCGTTGCAGATACGAACAACATCTTTGTGTCTGGCTCATACCGCATCGTCATCGCGTTGCGAGGTTCCTTGATCGGTCCTTGCTCCAGTCCAGTACGCTTGTCTATCTTGGCATTGATGACCAGAACTTCGTTGAAGTGATGCTGGAAGAAGACGCCCAAGAATTCGTCGCCGTCAAACATGTATTCACGGCTCTTGATGCGCGTTTCCTTGATCAGGCGAATACCGTAGTCAAAGACGGGCTGTACCGGAATATCGTGGAGTCCAAGTTTCTTGGAGACCAACCCACCCGTAATGGAGAGGGCAACGATCAAACTCCAGAACCGTTCTGATGGACGGATACCGGCAGCAATGTCCACCTTGTCTCGGGTCTTGTTCAGTAACTCCTTGACTGCTGGAAGTTGGGCAATAACTGCTTGGAAGTACGGCTCTGCTGCGTGTCCGTAGTTCTCCATCAGGCGTTCAAAGTGCTCACGAGACCACGTGGCGTCGGCGTCCTCTTCCTGCTCGACGCTAACTTCCAACACGCGCTTCAACTCGCCGTCTGGAAAGCCCTTGATGGAGAGCAATACGTCCATGACAGAGCGGTTGGAGGACGAGATAACGCCCGTCTGGAACTTCGTATTGTTGTTGCGCTCGACGTTATCGTGCTGCTTCAGGCGGTGCTTGGCGCGTCCAGAGGTCACGTCATAGACTTGGTTCGACATGTCCTCGGCTGGCATGTTCGTGATCTCGTCCATCGTCACAGCGAGGTTCTGCATCACGCCAAGGCGGTTCATACGGACGTTGTAGGTATCCTTCGGAGCCAGAGTCAGTTCCTTCGGACGCCCGTAGATGCTGTTGATCGCATGGAGGATCGTGGTCTTTCCCGAACCCGAGTTACGGCTCATCAGGTTGACTAGGAACCCGTCCAGTGCCGTGAAGCGCATGAGCGGTATGCCAAACCCCAAGAAGAAGGCGAACGCCCTGTTCTCCATACCCGGCTTGCCGTAGTGGTTGATGATGTCCTTCCATACTTGGAAGTCACCCTTCGGCTGGAAGTAGTGAATGTTCGGCAGGGTCGGCGCAGACGGAGGGCTGTACAGGACTTCTGTAGCCTTGATCTCACGCTCACCAATAATCACTGAAGAGTCATCCTCAGTCCAACCAAACTGTCGGTGTGCCTTTTCTGCTTTTTCCTTCATGAGTTCATCAATCCAAGCCTTGACGTACTGCATCATCATGTCCTGCTTCTTGCCCAACATGACCAGCCCTTGCGGGGCTATCGCAGCCATAAACTTGTCCTTCGATACGACCGTGGTGTTAGGCATGATGAAGTCACGCACTCCATCCTTCGGCGTATGCAGACGGCATAAAATGGTGTCGAGAAGGTCAGGGTCAACCATGCGCTTCACGACGTAGAAGTCGTACGGGTACAGGAGTTCTTCTGTCTCCTCGTCGCCGTCATCATCGTCCTTCTTCTTGCGGAGAACCTTGTAGTACACCCCGCCGTTCTTGCCACGGAAAAATGGGAACGGCAGTTTCGGGATGTGGTACTGCTTGACCTCTTTGGTCACTTCCTCGACCGCAGTCACAACCGCATCGGCAGGAGCCTCCACCACCCGTTCAGCCAGCGCGATGGGGGTAGCGATCTTGTGGGGACATCCTTCGCAGCCCGTAGGGTTCAGGATACGGAACCGCTCACAGGTATACGGGCCGTTTGTACCGTTAGCCATCTTCTCTGTGGCTTCCGGGGAATACTCGGGGTGCCCTTTGGACAGTATGTGGATGGCCTTGTCCCGGTCGGAACACTTCTGGGCAATACTCAACCCACCGCGCCACATGTCGTAACTGAGTGTGGCTTGCTCGTTGTAGATGTGCGCGATCTGGGCGCAACCTTTGCCTTCCAAGGACATGACCAGCAGGTCTTTGAACTTGGCTTCTTTGTTGCCCATCAGCGCAAGCGTGACGGGATCCAGTTGGCGTTTGTATTGCTGCTTGTTGGTTGCAGCCAATACTTCAAAACTTGGTTCAAGAAATTTGTGAATGTCAGAAGATGATAGTTGCGGAGCAACGTGAAGCACCTCGACCAGAATCGGATTGGTCGGGTCTTTCACATGGTATGTCTCGGGGATACGCAGGATACGCGCAGCCTCACCCGTCACTACCGGGTCAACGTCAAACTTGTGCTGTATGCACAGTGCCTTCAACTGCTCGGCGTACTGCGTCCACTGCTCACGTGGCATGGCCTCCGTACATACCCAGTACAGATGCGCCCCCATACCTGACTTCACAATGGTCGGGCGTGGCAGTCCAGTAACCTTGCAGAACGCACGTAGTGCGAGGAGTCCCTCGTTCAGATCAGCAAAGGGTTTACCAGTACCGCAGTCGAGGTCGATGTAGAAAGACTTCAGTGCAATAGCGTTCTTGGTAGTACGACGCTCTTCAGGGCCGTACTTCGCCATAGCAAAAAACGCGTTGTACTGGTTATCTACAAACTCATCTGCGTGGTCTGATATCTCATCGATGCTACTGACAAAGCGTTGGCGGACATCCTTGTCCTCGCCATCTTCCTTGATGCCAACAGTACAATAGGACTCACCTTCTTCCAGCGGCGGAAGAACCAAGGCAAGAAAGTCCTTACGTGAAATCATAGCCGTCCTCAACCGTCAAAATAGAATGGGCAGGGGTGGACGGCACACCCTCTTCGGTAGCGAACCTAGCCCATCTAACTGCTAAGCTAATTTTTTGATTAGCTTCTCAACCTGCTCTTGATGCTTTTTTGATACTTCGCTTCTGCCGATAAACCATGAGTACACAGTTGGTCGGCTGACTTTCAGATATTCAGCAACATCTTTAACAGGGATGTTGAGCCGCACACATATCTTGGCGAGTTGTACACCCAACAAGAATGGATTGGCGTCATTGATCGCCTGTAGCGTCAGCGTTGAATACCCATGCGTAGCCATCAGTCATCCCATTCGGCAAGAATCTTGGAGAGGTCAGGCTTCTCAGCAGCCTCTTCATTCTTCTTGGAAGAACGCTTGACCGGCTCAGCAACGGCCTCGACTGGCTCGGCAGCGACTTCAACAGGAGCAGCAGGTTTTGGAGCAGCGATAGCCTTGGGCTTGACGTTATCCGCTTCGGCCACCGTCATAGTGATGGCGCGTTTGGCGGCTTCCGTGGAGCCTTGGTTGATAGCCAGTTGATGCTGTCCAGCATCCAAGAAACTTACTGGCTTGAAGTTGATCTTCGGCGTGGCGCTACCCGTATCAAAACGCATCTCCGTCACGACGGCAGTGATCGGAATACCCTTGCTGCCAAGCATCTTGGCGTACGCTTGCAACGGCCACTTACCAGCCGCGCCTTCACCAAAGATAGACGTAGCAGGAAGAGTCAGTTGGAATACGTCGCCACCAACATCGTTCGCCAGAACGACGGCAAGACGCTGGCTGTATCGGCAAGCACGACTATTACCCTGTCCCGAGCCTTGGACGTTCTGAGGACAGTCAATACAACGCTTCGACTGCGGCGAGGATGCCTTCACATCAGGCACTTCACCATCAGCAGACCAGCAATCCGGTGCGCTGATCTCGCCACCTTCCTGATACTGCTGCGCGTAGAACGTACGGGACACCTTGGGCGAGGCTGCGACGATAACCACGTTCATGTGACGATCTTCGTTTGTTGCGACCTCCTTGCCGTTAATCATGAGCCGCCACACACCACCTTTGATGGAGATGCGACGAGAGGAAGCACCGCTTCCACCGCCCATGAGGGCTTTGGTCGTGTCGTCAATCTGTGCGGTCCGCAGGTAATCTGGCAGAGCCGTATTCAACATAGCAAGTTCGTTGCTCATATGCGCTCCTTAGCGTTTGGTAATCACAATGGTCTGTTTCATGTCTGCCTGTAACCCCGGCGGGTGAAGGTTTGGGTTCTCTTCAAGGAACTGCTCCATATTGGAGTTGTTAATCCGACGCTGCATCAATGCAAAGGCTTCATTCTCCTTGAGGAACTTGAAGAACGAATCCCAATCATTGGTCCAGTAGTGTTTATCTATACGACGCGAGATCGTACCGTGGGGAGTACGAATAGTTGACGCGCCTTGATCTTTGCAGATCGCAAGCAACTGGTCAGCAATGACGTTCAGTTGCTCTTTCAGTTTGTCATCTTCTTCGGCCAGTTTCCTACGGGCGTCACGTATCTTAACGTAGACTTCCGCAAGTTTCTCTGCGTTCATTGCACTCATAGTATTCTCCTTGTAGGTCGTCTAATTTATTGGGCTTATTTTACATTGTCAAGTCTCATCCTCAACAAAATTTCTGTACAACTCGATCAACTTAGTATGCACATCCAACTTCTGTGACAGCATCTTGTAGATGCGCTTCTCAACAGGGGAGCCTTGCAAGTGTACAACGGTACAGGGGTGGTGTTGTCCCGCACGATGGACACGAGCGTTCGCTTGCAAATAAGTCTCAATAGACGTTATCGGACCCCACCAAACAACTACGTTGGCTGCGTGTAGCGTGACACCGTGTGCCGCTGCTTGAGGCTGAATGACAAGCACACGTGGGTTCGGGTCTTCCTGAAACTTCTTGAACAGTTCCGAGCGTTTGCTTGCGGGTACCGCACCATTGATAATCTCGCACGTAATGTTGTTATTACGTAATTCCTCCGCAATGATCTCAATCGCATGACGATATGGAGCGAATACGATTACCTTCTGACTGGCTTCCTCGATGACCTCCAGTAGCGCACTCATGCGGTTCTTGGCATCGAACGCAACGATCTCTCCACTATCCGAGTAGACCGCGCCACACGACAACTGGAGCAACTTGTTCAGGCTCGCTGCGGCGTTGACCGCCGTGATCTCTTCACCGGCAGCAATAGTCAACATCTGTTTACGAATCTCTTCGTAGTAGGTTTTCTGCTGCGTCGTCAGCGGTATGTCGCGCATGACATACGTCATCTCTGGCAAGTCCAGACACTCGTCCTTGGTGAACCGAATCGCCGGTTGCAGGACTTCGTGAACAATCTGCTGTGACTGAGGGCGCGGTACAAACCGGAACTGACTAACCTTGATCAGCACCCGATCACGGAACGATCCGAAAAACTTCGGTACGTTGTTGGGGTTGATGACCTTCGCTAGTCCGTAGGCATCCGTTGGCGACTGCGCTGCGGGGGTACCCGTCATCATCCAGACCCACGTTGATGGCGTGAGGATGCTGTTCAGTATCTTCCATCGCTTCGTCGATACGTTCTTGTACGCATTGGCTTCGTCGATGATGATCAGGTCAAACCCGCCTTTGATCACTGCTTCCTTGACGATATCCAGCCCGTCGTAGTTACAGATCACAAACTCGGCATCGCCTTCCACCGCCTTGATGCGTTTATCCTTGGAGTAACTGTGTGCGATAGCGCACGTACGGTGCGTGGCAAACTTGAAGAGGTCGTTCTCCCATGCCGACTGCATGATCGACAGGGGGCATAGCACCAGTACGCGCCGAATCAATCCCTGCTTCATCAGGTAGTCCGCTGCCCAGATAGCAGATGCGGTCTTGCCTGTGCCCTGCTCGTTGAAGCAGAACGCTCTACGGTGCAGTGTCAGGAACGATGCGGTTGTGTACTGGTGTTTGAAGGGCTTCTGTAATCCCGGCCATGCGTAATCTCGCATAATCGGAGACGGTACGTCTTTGAGCCGCAGGTTCTTCAATATCTGCGCTTCTTCCACGCCCCACTTAACCAGCACATCGGTCGCGTTCAGTTGCTTGGCAGTACGTATTACCGAGGTAATGCGCTGCGGTTCTCGCACTCTGATCAACAAAGCCTTGTTATCGATTATCTGCATGTCAGGCAGGTTTCCTGTCCTTCTGCCGCTTGTACGAGCGGTTAGCATGAACGCTAGTAACCTTTAAGTTACTATTGCTGGTTGACCCGCCCTTGCTGAGCGGTTGCTTGTGGTCAACATCTTTACCGTCACCTTTCTGCACACGCCCGGCCTTCATCATCTTGGCACGAGCCGCATTGCGCTTGGCGCGGTTCTTCAGTTGTTCGGGTTTGCCTTGGTAGTTGTCGTATTCACGACGGTAGTCACGTGCCATGTTTCCTCCTGAGTGCGTCCTGAATTTCATGGGCTTTCTCAATTAACTCAAGCATTTCTTTTAGTGCGGCTATTTCCATCGCACCGTCTATCTTAATATGTAATTCCTGGATCATGTCTTCGTGGAATAACGGATCAGAACTAGTACCGTCAAACGCTAAAACCGAGATTGGATTACCGCAGTTATTGACGATCTTGAGTATCAAGTAATCGCTGTTACCGCCGTTGTTACTTTCTGGGTATTCGTACTCATAGTCGTGCATCCATACCTGTTCTGGGTCTGACTTGCTCAACTGTATCCTGATATCACTCATGGTTACTTCCCGTTATGTGTGCAGTCTTTTACCGGACACCACTTCCTGCACGTGAAGTTGGGTCTTGGGTTCCATACATCGACTTCAAACGCTTTTTCAAGTTGAGTCGTATTGGTCAGCCATCGCTGCCAGTAGATATCACTCTTCTCCACATCAAAGTCGCCCTTGACGAAATCGTTGGCTACTACGAACAGTAGGCCGCCCTTCACGCGCTTGACCTGCGGGAAGTGCTTGAACACCGCCAGCGACAGGATTTCCAACTGCTTGGTGTCTGCGTACTTGGATGAGCCACCCGTCTTGTAATCAACGATTTTTGCAGAGTCACCGTTCAGGATAATTAAATCTGCTATGCCGCGCCACCAGACTTTCTTGTCGAAAAACCCACACGGCTCCAGATTGCGGGTCAGCCCCATCCGGTACTCGCACAACTTCTCGCCCTCGTAGGCGTTCAGTTTGTCCAGTAGGGGTCTGATGAACCCAAACTTCTCGGGTATCGGCTTGCCTTCCTTGATGTAATCTTCGGCGGCTTTGTGTACGTCCAGCCCGTAGACCAGATGGTCACTCACCGGCTCCTTGATATCCTTCTTGACCTTGAGACGGTAGTACTTGTGAGGACATTGCAGGAACAAGTCCAACGATGAGTATGACCAACTGTACTGTACTGACATCAGCAATCCCCGTAACTTTTACCAACACCCGACTCACAGTTGAGCGGTAGTGTTGCAGCCCACGCCGGTCGCCATCGCATACACTCTTCAACATACGCCTGTGCTTCTTCGGCCTCAGCCTCGGGAGCAATACAGGCAATCGCGTCATGTACGGTCAGCACAACTCGGTACTTCTTTGAAAGACGTATCATCTGTTCAGCGATTACGCATCTTGCTACGGCTTGGCAGATGTTTTCAACTACCTTTCCGCCATAAATCTTAGTGACGCCCTTGCGGGTGTGGTACTCGTACTGCTCTTTGCCGTCTGCGTCCGTTACCTTTCTCAAACCTTCATACCGCTGCCACAGTCCACTAGGTAAAAGGAATCCGCACTCGCGGGGATCAAACAGTACAGCATCTACCGCCCCGAACTGGCAAGCCTTGTTAGTCACAATCGCTTCGACGCACCGCTGCCCTTGTCGCCAAAGTGCGGGGATGGACGGGTATGTACTTCGGTAGACATCAATGACGCGCTTGCACTCTTCCAACTCAACGTCCACTCCGAACGTCTTTAACTGCATCTGGAACTTGGCAGCACCCATGCCATACCCGGCTCCGAGAATCGTGGTCTTGCCGACAAAGCGTTCGCCCTTGGTAACGTCGTCCACGGACTTGTTGTAGATGGTGGATGCCATGATCTTGTAGACATCCTCACCCTTCTCAAACGCATCGAGCAGGTCGTTCTGCCCCGCCAACCACGCCACCGTACGGGCTTCGATCTGTGATGAGTCACAGTCGATCATGACGTAGCCCTTCGGAGCCAAGATTGCCGACTTCAATTTGCTCTCGCGGGGTAGGTTCTGGAGGTTGATCTTGTCGTCCCCACCCCATCGCCCGGTGTGGGCAGCGTAGTACTTGATGGGTACTGGCAAGGCCCCTCGCAAAGCGATATCTATAAACCTCTGCGTACGCGTCTCTTCAAGAGTGGTTTTCGTACCCAGTCGAGCCCCCACTAACGTCTGGATTCTGGGGTCTGGGTGGGAGAGAAGTTCTTTGAACTGCTCATCTGTCTTTGCGAACGCCCAAGCCTCCTTCCCAGTACGTGCACTGATCTTTTTAGGAGGCTCGACACCTAGGTTGGTCAGAAGCTCTGCGAACTTGTCGTTGCTCATCAACGACTCGCGGTCGGCCTCAGCCGCAGCCAGTAGCGCAGCCTTCTTCTCCTTGACCGACTCCAGATGCGATTCAAGCAGCGGCAGGTTCAGTTCAAGCGTCGGCTCAATGAACATCCGTAGCGTCAGGTCTATAACCCTGAGTTCTCGCGCAGGAAACCCCATACCAAGATGATTAAAAAGATCATAGGTAAGGCGAACATCATTAATACAATAATCAGAATAGCGACCAAGTTCTTCAGCAGAAAAATCCACACGGCGTTTGCCAAGCGCACTAACGACTTCATTGCCCTTCACTCCTAGTTCATATCTTTCAGCGAGGGCTTTGAGGCTACCGCCCGCATCCACACCATGTTTAGCCCGCGCCATGCACAGCGTATCTAGCCAGCCTTTCGGTTTGATGCCGAACTGCCACGACAGAATTGCTCCGTCAAACTGCATGTTGTGCGCGAGGACAAAAAGGTTCGGCCAGTCAAACTTCGCTAGCCAATCTGCAATTTCTTTATGTGTGCCACTAAACCACTCCGGCGTGGAGTCATTCAACGCAGCGGCTACACCAATAACTTCAAACCGATCATCACGGATGTATTCCTCCGTGGTCATCTTGGACAAGGAGAACTCCCTGTCGTAGTACGTTTCAAAATCAATCGTTAGGATATTCATTCTTGCACTCTGATTTGTTTCCACCCCTTTCCGGTTTCAACGAACCCGGCTATTGCTAGGGCTTCAGGGGATCGGCATTGGCCGAACTTGTATTTATGTGCCCTGAAGGACTCGGGTGTGGCGAACTTACGTTTGCACTCCGTACATCTTCTTTCTTTTACGACGACTACCATTCTTCAATCTCTCCACTTCAGCCCGTAAGTATTTGATCTCGTGGTGGCACTGCCACAACACGCTACCCACCGTCAAAAACTTCATCTCTGTGGTTGTTGATGCGTCATTCACCTCGTTCGGTAACGCACGTATCAAGTCCAGTATGTCATCTTCAATCTCCACTCTTCTTTCTCCTTTTGTGTATTGCTCTTCTTGTCTCGTGCCAGTGGTGTATCCGGTGGCAGTTGGAGCAAAGCGGGATGCACTTCTCCTCCGCCTCTCTGATCGCTTCCAGTACATTGTTTTGCTTTAACGCTAAACGGTTAACGGATCGCTTACCTTCTTTGATCACGTGATGAAAGTCAATAATCGCAGGATGTTTTTTGCGACAATGACTACATTGCTGCTTCGCCTTGTACGCAGTCCACTCTGCTCTGCTTTTATCTCTAACTTTCCTCGCTTTCTTTATAACTTCTCGTCTGTTCCCTTCGTACCACTTCCTTGAATACAACTTTTGCTTGGCCTTCCTGATGGCCTCGTCCTTGAATGGCATGAACCCCCCTCAAAGTTTCTTCCTCCAGTACAACGCTCGTGCGAACGAGTACAAAACTTTGGGGGTGTAGAGTCTGAAACCACACGAGATCAGGTTGTTGGCACTCGGTATATTGTCAGTGGTATCCGACACAGCCCATTTATACCCATGCCTTCTTGCCCACTGAACTCGCAGTCGGATCATCTGCCGCTGAATTCCGTACCCCCGGTAGGCACTCAGCACACCGCAACGACCCAGATATATACCGTCTTCCATTTGCTGTGATGGCGACAAACAACTAAATCCTACGGGGGTAGCCCTGTGGTGCGCCATCCACCATACCCCGTCCTCTGGAAAGTAAAGGCTATCGGCTGGCAGACATGCCTTCTGCAAGACTTTTAACTGCCGCTTGACCCCCCGGTTTGAAGGATCAACTTGCCCGTAGGTGATCTTCATGGGGCATAATTTTACCCTATCCTTTTAGCCCTCGCAGATACTCCAGTTCATTCCTCAAAGTAAGAAGCTCTAACGAAAGGACTGTAGCCTCGTTGGACAACCCCGCTCTCCGTATATTCTGCAATGATCGCTCGACGAGCGTCTGCTGACTTTGCCCATAACCCCAAGGGGCAGCACTCATCTCGTCTTTCCACGCGCCGGGCGGGGACAGATTGTCCACAATCATTGACGTTTCTGTTGCCACCTTCGGCTTTGATTCTGTTGTCATATTGTCTTATCCCTCTGTACATTGCTGTAGCCATGAAATACTGCGGAACACCCCACTGCTCAACTAAATCTTTGTACCTGATCCGCTCGTCAAGTTCTCGCGCCTTACGCTTACGCTCTAATAAAAACTTGTACTGCTCAAACGTCAGCGTCAGGTTAAACCTAGTTGGCTTCGTGTACTTTTTCTCCACACTCTTTCCTCGTTTGGTCGCGTACCAACACCAACAATTTACACATCACGTGTGACTGCGAACGATTTTTGTTGTCGATGTCATACTGCTTGGCGTACATCTCAATGATGTCCCATCGGATGACTTCAAGACCGCCGTTGTCACCAATCTTTGCCCATACCGTCTCGCTCGGCACAGCCTTCACGTGGGTCTTATCCACGATCAACTCGGCGTACTCTGCATCCTTCGGCGGCTTCACCGCTGCTTCTACTCTTGCCATGTCACATCTCCTTCGCTACTGCTAACCATTCGTCGGCATATTCCACGTTGCCCCAGTCCTTGAACCACGGGCCACCTCGGGTGAAGTGAACCGCCACCGGGTTCGGGCAGTCGTTCTTCGTATGCCACCCTTCCAAGTAGTTGTATGCAATCGGCAGCGCACCAATGTGTGTCCCTGCCCACTTGAGTTGATGCAAGTACATCCCAGTGCCAATGTTGACCTGCTCCAATGTCAGGCCATGCTTCACGCTCTCGTGGCCGCAGTTGAACAGCATCAGGCTCGACCAATTCTTTCTCGGGTATTGGTGTTGTACCGCACCGTCCATCTTGGTCGTCTCCTTCGGCTTGTACCTGTGCTGCACCACCATGACCGGGACATTCGGATCAGCGTAGTCCATGATCCCTGCCACATCTCCTCGCCAGAGAAAATCACAGTCCATGAACAATGCCCACCCGCTGTATCCTGCAAGATACGGCACGAGGAAACGGGTGAAGGAGAATTCAGTAGAGGAGAGAGGGTCATGCTCCCGCCAGTACAGGCCACGCTCACGCATCTCCTGCTGCTTGATCGGCTTGATGTCGAGCCATTCGGAAGAGTTCCTAGCCAACGACTCCCTGCACACCTGATATGCAATGTCTTCACGACTGTCCCAACCAATAAAGATTTTCATCACGCCACCTCAAACAACTTCTTTCGTGCCTCGCCCTTGAAGTGCAGGATCTTGGCATCGTCGGTCTTGTGTTCAGGTAAACAACCGTACACAGACTCCTGTATCTCGCTCACTCGCTCGGGGTACTTCTTGGCATAGATACGTAACGCTTCTTGATCGCCATACCACTTGCGGAACTTCGGATCGAGTGCATCGTAAATCGCCAGTAAATCCTTCCACACATGAACGCCTTCTGCCACAACTGTGCAACCCACGTACGGATACACCTTGTCAATCGTCTTGCCTTCGTACTCGGAGAAGTTGATCCCACGTTGGTCAACATTGAAGATCGCGTCACGATGGAACTCTCTTCGCAGAAACGCTACGTGCTTGTATGGCTCCAACAAGTCTTTCACCACGATTTTGTCCTGCACCAACATATCCGTATCCAAGTACATAACGGGTACGGTGAAACTTGCAGGACTTTCGGCGTATGCCTTGACTCGGTGGTAGCACAACTCTTCCCGATTAACTTCGCTCTCCACCCGTCGCGTGATACCCATCACATCCGGTGTGGCCTTGTCCGTGTACATCGTGATGAATGCGTCAAAGTTGTGCCGCAGCAGAGACTTCACCATCTTCTGTGGCTGAGAAATGTCATCGCCCACGTGGAAGAAAGCAAAGTGGTTAACTGGTCGCCCACTTAACATGTACATGTATTTCAACTCTTCTTTGACCTGCTTTACCTGCAAGTCCCACGGCGCGTTCATGTTCTCGCGCTGAAAAATCTTGACCTCGGGATACCACATACTGCGATACCCCTTGCGGTTATTCCAATACCATAACTTGTTCGCATCGAGCAGCATGACAGGCTTACCCATCGCAGCGGCTAGATGCACGTTGGCATTCGATGGAGAAACAATTATGTCGCACAACTCCATGAGCGCAGCGACGTTCTCCAAGTCCAAGAAAGTGTCGATGTGCGTCGTAATCAGGTTCGGATGAAAGTCCTTAGCCTCGTCCTGCGGCTTGCCGTACTGAAGATTGATGAACACGCTGTCGGGAATATCAAACAGCGATCTAAACCCCTCCAACCCAACAGACTTGTGCGTACCGATAGCGGGTGCAGTACTTGCCCATGACAGGCCGATGATGCGCTTGTTCTCAAGCCCGTACTCTTTCTTCAGTAACCCAACCCGATGCGGATCAGCCTTGATGTAGCCCTCGCTACGACTTGGCTCAATGTCGTAAACACTATTGATGAAGTATTTACCAAGACTCGCGATGGGGATGTGCGAGTCATGCTCCGTCATCTTGACCTTGGCATTGTGCGGCAGGAACGTGACGTTCTCGGCCTTGCATCCACGTTGCAGGAGTGGGGCTAACCGCATATCAACTAGAACAACAACGGACTCGACCTCCTTCGCCAACGCCTCGATGAGCGATGCGTAGAGAATCTGATCACCGATGCCCTGCTCCGTCCACACAATCGGACGCTCCAAGCCAAGACCCTGCTCCCACTGTGGGTGGATCGTAGAGATACGTGGAGATGAGAATGTCTTGCTGCCCCATCGTCGCTCGTAACCTTCCCACCCGGTTTTGAAGTCACCCATCTGAAGAGAGAGCAGACCCAGAGTCCACGCCGTATCGTCGTTGGTCGGGTCGAGACGATGCGCTAACTCAAAATACTTTCTCGCCGGTTGCCAACGGTGCATCTCCCAGTGACAACGCCCGGTCTGCAAAGCAGATGCGACAAGAGCAGGGTGAATCTGGTTGATGTTCTCAAGGATGCCGATAGCCTCGTCATACTTGCCTTCACCCGCCGCTGCCAAGCCCTTGTCAAAGATAAACTTTACTGCATCCGCTAGGGTCTGCCCTTTCTTTTCACTCACCAGTAATCCCTCCCACCACGCTTCGCTCCCCATGCAGGGGGCGGCACGTGCGCCCACTCTTTCCTGCGAAACTCTTCAGCCCGTTTGAAGAAACCTAGTAGCCACTTGATCATTTGCTTTCTCCCCTCGCACGTATGTTGTCGAGAGTCATGGCTCCTTCCCCCATATAAACATCGGTCTGATGCCCTTTCGGAAACGGAGTCGGTACTTAGATCGTCGTGTGTACAACGTCAGGACAAACCCATTTCCCGGCAGAGTCAGGTTCAATCCCGGCTTGTGTACACCACCTTCCGGTCTCAGCCAGAACCACAAGAACCCACAAGTCTTTTTGTCCACTGCGTTACTTACCCGGATATCTGGGATACGGTAGTCAACCGTGTCCATCTCCTTCCACTCCCATTCCTTTTTGAAGGTAGCCATACCGTCGTAATCAATCGGTACTTCTCTTGCGCCTCGACTTACGTCCGTGACTTTCCTAGCCTTTGGTTCTTTGATACGCCATCCTCTAGTCCTATGTCCTTCCACCAACTCCAAGAACCGCTGCAACTTCTCCACCGTAACGTCAGTGTTCGTGAGTCGGAATACGATCCCTGCTCGCTCGGCTAAATAAAAAATCATTTCTCTTTCGGTCATACAGCCTCCTGCGGCACGAACTGCAACAAGGTGAACGGAAGTGATACCGCCGTCTTCCTGCCTTCACGTGGATAGATCAGCAGTCGGTTCGCGCCCTCCAACATCATTGCATTGACCACACCCTTCTCGATGCCTTCAAAGTCGTCGAACACAAAGATGGTCTGGTCATGGATGATCTTCGGGAAGTGCTGGAAGTCATCCTGCTGCAACCGGCCATCCAGATACAGCAAGTCCACACCAACCTTTTTCTCGGCCATGTCTTTGAACATATCTGTCGAGGACTTCTTGGGGTACTGGAAGATATTTGGTACGCCCAGATCAATGTTGTTGGAATGATCACACGTATAGATATCTACCAAACGCTCCATAGCTAGATTCATAGTCATGGTGGATATACCAATAAACGTACCCACCTCGGCAATGACCTTCGGCTGAAAGAACTTCGCCAGTTTGTACAACTCAACTGCATCGTCATACGGAACTGAGCCCGTGTTGTAGTCTGCTTCAGACCGCAACTTCTGTTGTTGCTCAACGATCCTCTCAATGACCTCGTACGGGTAGTCATCCACCCGCTCATCTACGATGCCCCAGAAGATGTTGCTGAATCTTTGGCGACCGATTTGTATTGGGTTCATTACGATACCCTCAGTACTTCAACGACCTTCTTGTTTTTATCCTGCGCGGTAACAGTACTGCCCTTACCCCACAAGACAACGGCACGTGATGAAACGCCGCTCACGATAGCATGTGGTGAGAATTGCCCGAACGGGATCTCGACCGTTTGATTCGGTTTCAAGTCCTTGAGGTACGGCATGTAATGCTTGGTGATCGTCCCATGTGGATACAACCGTTTGGAACGCTTCTTCTTTGCCGATAATTCCAAGTCACCCTGCTGATGTACCGTACCGTCAGGCATGATGATGACGTACTTAGCACCTGCGGCCTTGAGCGCGGCCAACGAACGCTGAAGAATAATTGACATTATGCTTTCTCCCGTACAGAAATTTCACGATCCAAGTACCAACGAGCCTTCTTCAAATCCTCAATAGGATCAGTCGCTTTCCTACCGGCACGAGTGACGTACTTCACCACGTTGCCAAGACGGTAGTTCAAATCCTTCGCCTCGATGAAGTCGATAGTCTCAACACCGCCAGCCTTGTAATGTGCAGGATGATTGACGGGATCGGGTTTGTCTTTGATCTTGTCCAACGCATCGAGCGTGGTCTTCATCTCTGTCACCGCATCAATGATCCTCGACGGCTTCTTCAGCCCCGCTTTTGTAAACACCTTGTTTACAAATTCAGAGTTCTGCTTGGCCTTCCATCTGGCCTGATGCACAAGATTCGGAGTTACTCCCAACTTCTTGGCTACTTCCTTTATCGTCAGTTCCGGTCTTGCTGCAAGCAACGCATTGATACGTTGCGTTTTAGTTTGCTTCTTCTTCACTCTAGTCACTCCTTCGGTTGTTAAACATCACTCAACTTGTTTATGAACTTGCCGAACGCAGGGCCATCTTCAAGCACCTTGTAGCGTTCGTTACTTTTGTTTACCCGCTTGCACAATATGCCTTTGTCCACCATGCGTTTGACACGCGCATGGATCGTCGCAAACGACGCGACGGAAATACCGGAAGAGAATTGCATGATAGTTGCACCCCCCTCGCCACGCCGCTTCTCGGCAATCGCACCAAGAATGGCTATGTCCACGCCGTCCAGCCCGAACTCATGGGCTACGGCAAGCGCGTCATTTAATTTTTCCAACTTCATGCTTTCTCCTCACAACTGAATAATAGTTATATCTATTCTTGCGATACCGCAGGTAAATCAGCCCCTCTTCCTGCATCCACTTTATGTACCGCAACGCATGGCGATATGTGAATCCGTACGTCTCGACCAGATCGGTTGCCGTGATTGCAAACTGTGATCTTGTCAGCCGCAGTATCCGACGCGCCACGCCGTAACGTGTTTTAGTTCGCTCCTTCTTCACGTGTTAAATCCATCACGGCAGGTTTTGCTCGGTTATTTACTACGTTATCCAACGCCAAGATGAACACACCGATTGACTTGTCATCGACCACAAACCCATACCCCTCTGCCCCAACAATCTTCTCCAGATGTTTCATCTGCAATGCCGTAGGCTTGTTGCCGTTAGCCTTGCACTCGATACCTATAAACTTACCGTCAATTAACGCGATAATGTCTGGTGCTCCGGATGATCCATAACCACCCGTCATCGGTAGTAGGTGGTATGTTTTCTGATATTTAGCCAGTATCTTTTTTACGCGATCTTTTACTTTGCTTTCCGGTGTCGCTGCCATACGTCAACTCCAGTAGGTATTGGTACTCGTCTTTATTCAAGGCCACGATCAGGTGTCGATCACCGATCCACGTACCCATTACGTTTGTGTTGTCGTAGTCACCCCGCCTGATCCTCACCAACGCCAGTTTCTCTGCAACGTCGATATGTAAACAGTGTTTATGACTGTCGAATCGTGTTGATTGTTGTTTGCGCTGATCAAGCAGGGTGTAGTAACGGTACTCGTCGCCATTAGTTCTAAGGCTCACACTTAAAAGCCATCTACTACATTTTATCATCTTTGCACTCTAACCCACCGTTATTTGCAGGTCAACTATTTGTATATCCAAAAGTTGCAAGTGTCAATCCTTACACCCACCTCACCAAGCATCGTCTTTGGTGCGACCATTTTGAGTAGTGCAATCTTTGAACGGTAGTTGTCATCAAGCGTGTCGTACAGTTGTGTACAGATGTTTTCAGGTTCATCCCACGTATTGAGCATTTTATTTACAGACACCATCTCATCGGGATTCACCAGTACGTGCAGCGTCGGGTTAGTTGCCTTGCTCCGCTCCACATGCTGTTCGGCCTTGGCAATAAACTCTGAGTCCTTGAACTTGTTGAACTTGGAACTCTGATACGCCACACCCGTCTTGATGTAATTCAGAATGTCCTCAAGCACATCGTCACTGACGATGCTTCGCTGTGCCTCGCGTATATCTCCGTAGTATTGGTTTCTCCACGTGTATACGTTGCCAGTCATGAGATCGTACGACGTACGTGAAATAAACCGTGTCGAGTGCGGTACGGCATACTCCTTCAGCCACCGTCTGATCTTCGCCCCATCGGATGACTTGCGGGTGTGGTAGTCAGAATTGTTGTGGCTGAACTTCTCGTTGACGATCATCGGACTCCAGATTTTGTACGTGTTGCCATCCACGGCATACAAGGTCAGCACCGGCTTGTGTGTGAACCGATCATCGTAGATTTCCACACAGGTAGTCCCGTCCGACTCCACACGCAGCGGATACCGGCTCACATGTGTGCGCTTCAAATCACGCATAAACAAGTTTAGCCGAGCCATGCGGTCGTTATCTTCAATTCGTCCAGTAAGCATCTCTGTTCTCCTATTTATAAACAGTGTTTACATCTAGCCGTTAAAACATACTCAGGATTTCATCGACACGTGACTTCACATCGTGGCGTACCGCATCGTGCTTGCGTAACTCCTTGGCATCGACACCGATCAGCGCAGACTCCAACTGCTTGCGTGCCTGTTCCAACTTCGGATCGTTAGTCACATTGAGTCTCGTCAGCATGACGCACAGATCAAGCGCGTTAGTTACCAACGTGTCACGGAACACTTGCTTCTGCTCACCTGCCAACTTCTCGGACATATGTTTCAGGCAGTCATGCAGCCGATCCCATGCGTCCTTCATCGCCGCATTGATACGCTCGTCGGAAATCTTCTGGAGTTCCTCACGGTACTCATTCGGAATGTCCACACGGAAGTCACCGGCATTGGGTACAGGGCTGTACACAACACGTATAGAGTTCTTGCTACGCACCTGCTCAGCACTCGGATAATCATTCGGATTAAACAGATCACCCAACGTGAACGCCGCCGCACTCACAAGGTCGTCGTACTGACCGATAAACTCCTCAAGCGCACCGTTGAAGTTGGCTTGGAAGTCAGCGAGTCCTGCCTTGTAATCAAAGAAGTTACTCATCGGCAGCAGTCGTGTACCGCTATCGCTCCACGGTAACGTGTTCTCGTAGTGATACTGACGCAGCAAGTTAGCCGCCGCATGAAGCGCGTCCAATGCCTCCGTACCGGCGAGTAGTTTCTTGTGGTAGTTGCCTGCGCGGGTCTTTGTGTTGTTCGACGCATCCACTTGTTCAGACACACGCTTGTCCAACTTGCGACCAGTCCACACAGAGATGTTCAGGTCAACCAAAACAGCACTATCTTGAATCATGATTGCACTCTCCTATTTATAAACAGTGTTTATTGAATCGTTACTGACTTACCAACAGCAGCCGTGATGCCCACCGTAGTGATGCCCCACAGCACAGGACACGGCCACCCGCTGCCCCACGTACCCACATATCCATCGGTCAACACAACCGCGCACTCGGCCTTCATGTGCTTGGCCTTCATGTACTCGGTGATGCAACGTGGATCAGTGCCACCACCACCTCGCGGCTTGGTGCTACGCAGGATTTGATCAAACTCACCACGGTCGTACTTCTCGTGCTGACACACAGCCGTATCCCAATACAACAGATCAATACCCTCGGGCTTGACCGTATCGCAGATAGCCTTCAACTCACCCAAGAACTGACTGATCTGCTCACCGTCGATGGAGCCTGACGTATCGATAGCCACCGTGATACGCCCGATCGCCGTACTGATACTGGATGGCATATAAATATCTTGGCCTATCCATCTACGTGCGGGCCGCCTCCATGTGCTCTCGTCACGATCCGCGCACACAGACTTGACGAACTCACGCAGCACCTCACGCCAATCCACCTTCGGTGTCAAAGCATCGGTCACTTCGCGTGGCACGTTACCCTTCATCTTGCCAGCGAGAATCGCACCCTGACGTAACGCTTGGTCAACGTCACGCACCAGAGTCTCCTTCTCTTCCTTGCTCATCTGCTCACCAGATTCCCAATCATGGTCGTCTAGGCCACCGCCTTGACCGTCCTCATCCTTCTCGTCACCACCGTTACCCTTCTCCTGTTCTTGCTTCAGGATTTTGTAAACAGTGTTTGCATCCATGCCACGGAACCGCTCGTCAAAGCACCCACCCTCGGGCAACTTCACAAACTTACCTTCCACATCAGAGTCATAGATCATCAGGTTGATCACGTAGTCACACGCCATGTTTGCAAGGCGCGGGTTCTCCTTCCACAGTGGCTTCCAAATCTCCAGATGACGGAACGCTTTGTGTTTGTTCTCGTGCAGGATCAGGCCACGCAACTCCTGCTCAGTGAGTTTGTCCACGAACTTGCGGCCATACTTCACATCGCGCCCGTTGGTACAGGCAGTAGCCACGTTATCGACGACCTCGGTCTTGCCGATCATGAACACGCCAGAGAACAGGCAGTATTTCGGATCGTTCATCAACGCAACGTGCGCCCGTTGCACACGCTGTTCAGCAGTTAGTTTCGCCATGATGCACTCCCATTTGTAAACAGATGTTTATTAGAACAGCCACTCATTAGCCAACGCCCAGTCCTTGAAGTCCTTGTTAGTCACACAGAACGATTGCTTGTCAGACTTCATCACAGACTTGGCAAACAGGGCTTGCCACTCCTTGTCCATACGTTGTACGTACGTCATCCACTTCGACAACGTATCCTTCTGCACTCGACTGATTGCACCGAACACACAGATACACCGAGCGATAGTGTCATCCGGTAACTTCGCTGTGCTTGGGCTTGCGATGATGGCATCCCACGTTGGCAACTTGTCCACCACCGTGAAGAACGCTTGCATGTCCCGCGCCGCAGACTCACCGATCACACCGATCAACATACTAATGGTGAGTTCATCACCCAGTACTGCTCGACGCTTGGCGATGTGGCTTGCCTTCTCCAGACTACGTGGCGTAACAACCGCGCCTGTCTTGGTCTGGCCGATCACATTGATGTACGGATTCTCACGTTGGGCTGGATCATCACCGGCTGCAAGACATTGTGGAAACTGCTTTACCCATGTGATGACCTCGGGTGCAATATCATTGCTCAGCGCATAGTTCTCGATCCACTCCTCGGCCTCGGGCTTACGGATACGCACCGAACAGATACGATTCCGTTGGTGTGGTTGCAGCAAGTCACCCAGATTCTCCATGCCTAGGTTAGTGGTCGCAAAGATACGACTACCTTCTGGCACAAACTGATCACCGACACGCCCCTCGTTCATCAGGGTCATCAGCACGTTCTTGACCGCACCCATCGCCTTGCCAATCTCATCGAGCATGATGATGACCGGCTTACCCTCGTGGAATCTGAACCGCGCATTGGGTGCAAACTTAGTCACCCGCATACCGTTCTCCTCGACTGTATACGGCAGAGCAAAGTCACCTAGGTCTAGCAATGTGCAGTCGATGTACGCAGGGAGATGTGTCGGTAGCCGCTTGGCTATCTCTTTGAGCATGGCTGACTTGCCAATACCCATCTCGCCTTCGCCTACCAGAGTCACCTCATGACCGCACTCGGCTACGGCATGGGCAAAGTCATTCAAGGAAATCGTCTTACCAAAATTAATCAGACTCATGATGCACTCCGTTGTTGTTTATCTAACTGTTGGATATATTATATTTGATTGCAGGGTCAAAGTCAATGTTTTGTAAACACGTGTTTATCATTCACACGACCACGTTCGTAAACATATTCCCATCGGGTAGCCTGTATCCGATCCGATACACCTCGGACTCTTGCTTGTCGTGCAGCGCATACACCTGACGCTTGAATGATTCAGGCGAATACTGTCTGTCCAACTCGAACGGATCAGAGACAGACTTACGGAACGATACCGGCGTGGATAGTGTCGCCATCTGATACATGTAATACGGCAGCAAGTCCTCGGGTGTATCTATGAAGTTGTTGAAGTTCAACTTCTCACGCAAGACGCTCGGCCACTTCTCAAACACACGTTGCCGTGTCTCTTCCACAAACTTACGTGTGATCCACCCATCCGATAACTTCAGCATGGTCACGCCGTAGTTGATGAACGGGATCAATCGCTTTCGCAATTCCTTCGCCCGTTTGCGATCCACTACCTGTACTGGTACGGGCTCGATGCGTGGGATTTTGTTGCCCTCGGCGTCGTAATCTATAAACAGTTGTTTACATATCGGATACCAACCAACCATGTTGTTGTGCGATGTCCACAGAGTGTTGTACCGTTTGATACACGGAACCGACCGCATGTAGTCGCCAATAAACTTCGCCGTAGTTACGGTCGGCCATTGTCCGTAGGTCAATACGGTTCTCTCGGGTGTGTGGATCACGCAGTCGGTGTTGTACAACCTGTACGCATACGTGTCCGGTGCAGGGTTTGTGATCTGCTCCCAGTCACGCCGACGTTTACCGGCAGGACGAACCTCCACCGCCCGACCTCGGATCGGCTTTGTGTTCTCGTAGTGTTCCTTCGTCTGTAGGTAATACGGATTCATTGCACTGTCTCCTCGAATAAATCTAGTTGTTGATTCTGTCCAATGAGTGTCTGCAAGGCGGGTCTATCCCACGGGCGCTGTTCGCCAAAGTAGATGAAGCCTTGCTCCAATATGTTTCTGATACCGTCCAACGCTTCACGCGGTTCTGCTGTTGAAAGCATTTTTAATTGTTCAATTAAGTAGTCATTTGCCAAACGCTCTTGCGTGTACAGTTCTTCGAGAATGTCGATCTCGTCAGGCTCGTACCGAGCCTCGCCTTCACCTTCGATGTTCCAGATTTCGTTAGTCATACTTGCACTCCTATAAACATGTGTTTATAAATCACTTACTCAACCGGCCACACATACGGCAGATCGGCACTCTCACTCCATCCGAACTGCCCATAGAACACAGGGTCTTTCCGTAGCAGATTCGACCGGTGTGACGCATGGATTGACTCGTCGCCTATCCACGGTGGCGGTGCTGCCCGTCGTCCGTCAGCCATGTACTCGCTCGCCGCGAGTAGAAAAAAGTCATGCAGACTGTCCTTGTACCCTCTGGACTTCCACTCGTAGCACATAGCCGCTCCGTACAGAGCCAACTCGATCTCGTAGCCACGCCACATCTTCGTCGCAGGATGGTTACGCCACCCGCCTGTCGTCTTGCTCATGGCAAGTAGGATTTGCTTTGTCTCGACTCGCTGCTTGCCGAGTCTCCGGTAATCCAGTACCCGCGCAGAGTGCTCGTAGGACGGATACGGTAGGAAGGTTTGCATGGTTATTTCCTCCCCCAGTTGACCCACTCGTCACGGTTGGGCGGCTCGACAATATGTCCCGCTACGTTTCTCCTCTTGAATCCCTCATCCAACACGCCCAAGTCCTTGGCGTATTCCCGCAACTGTTCAGTAGTCCAGTTGTTGTCATCATGTAGCGTGTACGTTTTGTATCCATGTCCGTACAGCAAGATATGTCGTAACTCCGACTGATTCTGTCCACTCATAAACGTGTGGACTTGGAAGTCCACAATCGCCTCGATCAACTCGTCTCGGCTCATGGTTTCAATAGTCATTGCACTCACTCCTATAAACATCTGTTTATGAATTTATGTGCGCGGGTAGGACTTATCCAACGTCGCACCGTCTAGCCAAACTTCGATACCCGTACCGCTCCATGCTGTGTCTCGTGCGTCACGGTCGTACGGATGCTTGAACGTGTCGCGCTTGGCGTAGATGTGCCACTCCTTGCCGGTCATGTGCAGGGTTTGGTTCTTGTTGTAGTCGTAGCCGTACAGTTTGGTTCGGGGAGGCAATTTAATTGCCTTGGTCACCTGTAGAACCCTCCCTTGTTGTTGATGCCTTTTAAGTCCTCGCGGTTCGTCACCACGATGTAGTTGCTCTTGTGCATCGGGACGATGGTGTGCTTTTGACGTTTTGCTGATGCTTCGCCACACGGTTTGCACCAGTGGTATCCCAATTCCCAACGATGTGGATTGACCGGCGACGAACAAACCACACAACAGAACTCATTGCTCATGATGCACTCCTATAAACATGTGTTTATAAATCAGGCTGCTTTGTGATATTCAAAGTGTCGGGTGCAGCCAGTCCCAACGGTGTAGCAAATAGTGTATCAGAAAAAGCCTTAAAAGTCAAGAAGTTACGAGGCTAAATGTCACCCAGTGCCGAAAAAGCAGTGATTTTTGACCTGCCAGCCAACTTCAGATCGACAATGCCCAACAAAAATAAAACGCGTTTATACGTGTTGTGAGAGCATTTTGGGGGACGTATAAAAAAATAGTGTTTCTCTGCACTATATATAAAAAACGACTATTAACTCTAATAAAATCATACAGTTAGTTGGTGTACCTCATACTGCTCCCGAAGTACACTGGCTGCTCCTGATGGTCAGAATTGCATAGCATTTTTGGTACGTACTTTTTTCACTAGACCCCTTGCGGAGCCTACGAAAATCCGATAACGTGCAAGCACGTTATCGGTTGAAGCACAACCAAAACCAGCCACGCGAATCATAAACATCTGTTTATAACTTGATGCGCGACGATCCGCTGCTACAGGCATGATAGTTCGGGCACAAAAAATCCCGACCGGCACGAGCCGGTCGGGTGTGTCGAATCAACCAACCAGAAGTTTATTGATCTCGGCGTAGAGTGCCAGAACCTTGGCGATGTTTTTCGGTGGTGTCTCGGACTTCTGCAACCGCTTCTCGCATTGTGTGTTGCGCTCCATGCAGTAGGTTACGTCGTCGGTGCGCTTGTTTGCACCCTCGGACTCGGACTCGGTTTCGGTGTCGTCGGCCACACTCGGGAAAGCGTATTTGTCCCGCACTCGTGCAAACAGACTGTTTGCAGTTCCGCGCACCGAAATTTTCGCCTTGCCGTCTGCAACCCATTCCGCCTGTTGAGTCGCACTCGCACCAATAAACTCTTTCGAATTCGAGCGCGGTATCACGGCGCGCATGATGCGTACCGCTTCATCGCCTAGTGCAGGATAGACAACCGTGTCCAGATACTCGTCTTTGATTGCCGTGAAAGCCTCGGCACTCGCGTACTCGGCGCGGATAGCCTCACCCGCTTCTTTCCACTTCTTGCCAGTCTTTGCTTCCAACTGGATCGCGTCGGTCGAAGTCTTTTTAACAGTTGACGAAATAGCCATGACGTTACACTCCAATATGTTTTTACGTGTTGCGGCCGTTGCTCGACCGTGGATATATAGTCTCACATCATGGGGAGAATGTCAACTATTTTGACTTTTCAAAGTATAAACACGTGTTTATAAATCGGGCTGGACTCGACCCCACTACCCCCCGACCCCCCAAACCAGCGTCGGAGTCCCGCGCATCTTCTGTACTCTATAATCCGCTCGTTAGATTCTTCGTTTTATTTTTTCCCGGTAGGCCACGCATTTGTATAAATATCTGGATACGTACCCCACCCCCTTCATATAGCAACACCCCCCGTCACTTGTTTGGGTCCCATACACCCGGCATAGATATTTGTATTTTCTAGGATTGTTCGTATACTCCGCGCAATGCCAGTTGTTGCAACACCGGAACTTGGTATTCCTTTTCCTTTCGACACCACGCCGGAAGAGCTAGACAACTTCCGTGCAAAAGCCGAGGCCATGCTGAACACGGTCGAGGAGTTGGAACGCAACGGGCTGGATGTTGAGGTTACGGACGATGACCGCATCCAGTCTCACGGGATGATGTTGGAAGAAAGTATCCCGTCACCCAAGAATATAACCCCGGCATCCGTCAAACATCTAAATGCCATCCTGTCCGAATACGACAAGGAAGTGCTGGACGTACATCGCAGACTGCGTAACTACGTGACGAACAAGTTCGTTCTGGAGACTCAGGATCCAGACCCCAAGGTCCGGCTAAAAGCCTTGGAAATGCTAGGCAAAATTAACGGTGTTGGACTCTTCTCAGACCGTATTGATGTGACCGTGACTCACCGCACGGTTAAAGATATTGAGACAGAACTGCGTAAAACGCTGGAACTGTACGAAGGTGAATACACTGACGTTACCGAATCCAAGCCAGTAAGCCTTGCCGAGATTGATCTGGACGAAGAACTAGGTACCGGAAGTGGATCCGAAGCTGCTGCTTGATCTGGAAGCTAAGCTTCCGACTATGCCGCCTGAGCTACAGCAGAAGGTGGGGCAACTCCTTGCTGAGGCAAGGAAGGTTGGAACGCAGGAAAAAGCCAAAAACGACTTCATGGCCTACGTTAAATACGTGTGGCCTAACTTCATTAATGGTCGGCACCACGAGAAGATGGCGCAGGCTTTTGAACGAGTGGCAGAAGGCAAGACAAAACGCCTGATTATCAATATGCCACCTCGTCATACGAAGTCAGAGTTCGCTTCGTACCTACTGCCAAGCTGGTTTCTGGGTAGATTTCCGGACAAGAAGATCATTCAAACGTCCCACACGGCAGAACTTGCAGTGGGATTTGGCCGAAAGGTACGTAACCTTGTCGATTCTGACCGGTATAAAGACATCTTTCCGCAGGTAGCCCTGCAAGCAGACTCAAAAGCAGCAGGCCGGTGGGCTACAAACTATGCTGGCGAGTACTTCGCAATCGGCATCGGCGGTGCCGTGACCGGTAAAGGCGCGGATCTGCTCATTATTGACGACCCTCACTCGGAACAAGAAGCCACATTAGCCGAGACAAACTCGGATATTTACGACAAAACCTACGAATGGTACACGTCGGGACCCCGGCAGCGTCTGCAACCGGGCGGAGCCATCGTCATAGTCATGACGAGATGGTCCAAAAAGGATCTAACAGGCCAAGTTTTGAAGGCTGCGGCTCAGCGCAGCGGTGAAGAGTGGGAAGTTATCGAATTTCCGGCCATTTTGCCCTCTGGAAACGCCCTTTGGCCCCAGTTTTGGAAGATCGAAGAGCTTGAAGCCCTTCGTCAGGAGCTTCCGAACGGCAAATGGATGGCTCAGTACCAGCAGCAACCGACTTCTGACGTATCGGCCATCATTAAACGTGAGTGGTGGAAGGTTTGGGAGAAGGATCACCCGCCATTTTGCAGTTATACGATCCAATCTTGGGATACCGCGTTCCTCAAAACACAGCGTGCTGACTATTCAGCCTGTACAACGTGGGGAATCTTCGAACACCCGGACGATACAGGTAAATTGCAGTCGAACATCATCCTCCTGAACGCTTTCAAGGACCGAATGGAGTTTCCGGAACTCAAAGAACGGGCGTTTGATGAGTATAAAGAGTGGAATCCGGACAGTTTGATCGTCGAAGCCAAGGCAGCCGGTAGTCCTCTGATATTTGAGTTACGTGCCATGGGTATTCCGGTGCAGGAGTTCACTCCTAGCAAGGGCAACGACAAGATCGCACGACTAAACGCCGTGGCGGACATCTTTGCATCGGGTAGGGTATGGGTACCCAACACCCACTGGGCCGAAGAGTTGGTTGAGGAAGTGGCAAGTTTCCCGTCAGGCGAACACGATGACTTGGTAGACTCTATGACTCAAGCCCTGCTACGGTACAGACAGGGTGGGTTTTTACGTTTGGCTAGCGATGAGCCGGAACCTGAGCGTTACTTCAAACGCCGAAGCGAAGGCTATTACTAGGAGAATTTAGATGGCCGTCGATAAAAGTTTAATGCAGGCTCCGCTGGGCTTGGAATCTCTCGCTGCTGAAGAAGCGCCGATTGAGATCATGATCGAGGACTCGGAGAGCGTAGCCATCGGTATGGATGGCATGATGATTGAGATGTCCAAAGCCGAGCCTCGTGCTGAAGACTTTGACGCCAACCTTGCCGAGTTCATGAATGAGAACGAGCTTCAACTCCTCGCATCAGAACTCATCGGTAACTACGAGCAAGATCTCTCCAGCCGCAAAGACTGGCTGGACACCTACATTAAAGGTTTAAAGATCCTCGGTATCCGGTATGAAGAGAGAACCGAGCCGTGGCCGGGTGCCTGCGGGGTGTTCCACCCCTTGCTCATGGAGAGCGCGGTCAAGTTCCAATCTGAAACGATTATGGAGACCTTCCCGGCGATGGGACCGGTCAAAGCCAAGATCATTGGCAAGGAAACTCCAGAGAAGCGTGACTCGGCGGTGCGTGTCTCTGATGACATGAACTACCAGTTGACCGAAGTGATGAAGGAGTATCGCCCCGAGCATGAGCGGCTCCTGCTCTCGTTGGCTCTGGCGGGTAATGCGTTCAAGAAAGTGTACTTCGATCCAGCGTTGGATCGTCAGACTGCCATTTATATCCCAGCCGAAGACATCATCGTGCCGTATGGCGCGGCTAACTTGGAGACTTCGGATCGTGTTACGCACCGGATGCGTAAGACAAAGAATGAGTTGAAGCGACTTCAGTACGCAGGGTTTTATCGTGACGTGGACTTGGGTGAACCCATGCGCGTCATGGACGAAGTGGAGAAGCAGAAGGCCGAGGACCAAGGGTTCTCAGCCAGCATGGACGACCGGTTCCAGTTGCTGGAGATGCACGTTAACATTGACCTGCCGGGGTATCCAGATGTCGATAAAGACAACCACGAGACGGGGATCGCGCTCCCCTATGTCGTCACCATTGAGAAAGGGACGGGTACCGTACTCGCCATTCGACGTAACTGGCGCGAAGACGACAAACTCAAAGCCCGACGACAGCACTTTGTCCACTACGGATACATACCGGGATTTGGATTTTACTACTTCGGACTTATTCACCTTATCGGGGGACACAGTAAAGCTGCAACCTCGCTCCTTCGCCAACTTATCGACGCAGGAACCCTCAGTAATCTCCCCGGTGGACTCAAGTCTAGAGGACTACGAATTAAAGGAGACGATACTCCAATCGCTCCGGGTGAATTCCGAGACGTAGATATCCCGTCAGGCGCGATCCGCGACAACATCCTGCCCCTGCCGTACAAAGAGCCGAGCCAGACCCTCGCGCAGTTGATGGACCGAGTGGTCGAGGAAGGACGCCGTTTCGCTGCGGTGTCGGATCTAAAGATCAGCGACATGTCGTCGCAGGCTCCGGTCGGTACGACGCTTGCCGTGTTGGAGCGTGTGCTCAAGGTTATGACTGCGGTGCAGGCTCGCGTGTACTACGCGATGAAGCAGGAGTTCAAGCTTCTCGCAGGCATTATCCGAGACAACACTCCGGACGAGTACAGCTACGAGCCAGAGATTGGTTCCCGCAAAGCGAAGAAGGCTGACTACGACGATGTGGATGTCATTCCGGTCAGTGATCCGAATGCGTCAACAATGTCGCAGAAGGTTGTGCAGTACCAAGCGGTACTCCAGCTTAGCCAAACGGCTCCGCAACTCTATGATCTCCCATATCTGCATCGTCAGATGATCGAGACGTTGGGTGTGAAGAATGCGGATCGCATTATTCCGTTGGCTGGAGATGCCAAACCCCGCGATCCAATCACCGAGAACATGGATGTGATGACGGGCAAACCCGTCAAAGCGTTTATGTATCAGGACCACGAGGCCCACATTGCCGTTCACATGGCACTCGGCCAAGATCCAAAGATTGCTCAGCAGATCGGCCAAAACCCGATGGCTCAGCAGATTACGGCGTCGCTGCAAGCCCACATCATGGAGCACGTAGCGTTCCAGTACCGCCGCGAGATCGAGAAGCAGCTTGGCGCAGCCTTGCCTCCGCTTCCGCAAGACGACCGAGAAGAATACGACCTGCCGCCTGAGTTCGAGGCGCAGTTGTCGCAGTTGGCAGCAGCCGCTGCCGCACGGGTCCTCCAGAAGGATCAGGCCGAAGCGCAGATGCAGCAAGCCGCGCAGCAGGCACAAGACCCGCTGGTTCAGATGCAGATGATGGACTTGCAGATCAAGCAACTTCAGGCGCAAACGAAAGCGCAGCAGATGCAGATCGAAGCCCAGATGCAGCAAGCCGAGATCCAGCGCAAACAGCAGAAAGATGTCATGGACGCCGCTGCCAAAGCGGACGAGTTGGAGCTTCGCAAAGCCGAAATCTCTGGCCGTCAGCAGCTTGAAGCTGCCCGACTTGGCGTGGATATCCAGAAAGACAAGGCCGCCCTCTCAGCCAAGCAGCAGATGGAAGGTGTCCGACTCGGACTGGAGATTGGCAAAGCGCAGGACGCTACAGCAATGCAGCGTGCCCAGATGGATCAGAATCGGAGAAATCAACCGCAAACAGAGGAGTAATTTGTGAGCTATTCAAACGCTCTGGAATACTTGGATTCAAAACTCCAAGACGAGCGCACATTGATCGTGGAAAGCATCATTCAAGGCAAATTGGATGAAGGTGAGTACAAAAGGCTATGCGGGGCGTTACAGGGTCTCGACCTCGCAACTGGCTATATCAAAGACCTTGCAAAAAGGATGGAAGAAGAATGAGCAACATCGACGTTGAGAAGACACAGCAGGAAGCCGAGAAAGCCAAACTGCTGCCAGAACCCCGTGGCTACCGAATCCTCTGTGCAGTCCCGCACGTTGAAGAGGAGTTTGATGGGGGCATCATCAAAGCAGACGACACCAAGCGAGTTGAAGAGCAGACCACTGTGGTCTTGTTTGTCATCAAGTTGGGTGATCTTTGCTACAAGGACGAGGCTCGGTTCCCCACTGGGCCGTGGTGTAAGGAAGGCGATTTTGTCCTCACCCGTCCGTACACAGGTACTCGCGTGGTCATCCACGGTCGTGAGTTCCGCATCATTAACGACGACAACGTTGAAGCGGTGGTCGATGACCCCCGTGGAATTCGTCGCGCATAAGGAGTAATCAATGGCTATTGAGAAAGAAGAATTCAAGTTTCCTGACGAAGTAGCGCAGGAGACGCCGGTTGAAAAGGAGCCTGAACTTGAGATTCAGGTTGAGGACGATACCCCGCCAGAAGACCGAGGCCGCAAGCCGCTACCAAAAGAGGTAGTGAACGAGCTTGATAACGACGACCTTGAGGAGTATTCCGAGAAGGTCAAGAAGCGCCTCTCCCAGATGAAAAAGGTCTGGCACGACGAGCGTCGTGAGAAAGAACGCGCCCTACGGGAGCGCGAGGAGGCATTCCGGTTTGCCCAGTTGCGGGAACAGGAGATTCGTCAGTTAAAGCAGCGCCTCGGTAATGGTGAGAAGGCGTACTTCCAAGAAGTCACCAAGGCTGCCAGTAATGATCTGGTTGTAGCCAAGGAACGTTTGAAGCAGGCGTACGAGGCTGGGGATGCGGAGAAGATTACCGACGCCCAAGAAGCTTTGACCGAAGCTAAGTTTAAAATTAAACAGTACGAAAACTTCCGACCCTCTTTACAAGACGAAGAATCGGGAGTACAACAAGCCGAACAGTACCAAGTGCCCCCGGCACCTCAACCCGCTATCGACCCGAAAGCCGAGGCGTGGAAGGATAAAAATCCGTGGTTTGGCACCGACGAGGAGATGACCGCCCTTGCTTTGGGACTGCACGAAAAACTGGTCCGGTCTGGAATCGATCCGCGTAGCGACGAGTACTACGACCGAGTTAACACGACGATGAGGAAACGATTTCCGGAGGCGTTTGAAACCGCTGAGGAAGAACGACCTCAAACGAAGCAGGAAGAAAAGCCTGCTCGCACAAAACCAGCCAATGTGGTTGCACCGGTCACACGGTCATCAGGCCCTCGTCAGATACGTCTGACGCCGACTCAGGTAGCCCTAGCCAAAAAGCTGGGACTGAGTAATGAGCAATATGCCCGTGAATTGATGAAATTGGAGGCTAACTAAAATGGCTGAGAACAGACTCGCACGTGAACTCGAAAGTCGAGAATCCGCGCAGCGCACAAAAACTTGGACCCCACCTCAGACGCTACCGGCACCAAATCCGCAGCCGGGTTGGGTCTTTCGATATATCCGGACTAGTATCATGGGTACTGCTGACCCATCGAATACCTCCGCAAAGTTTCGTGAAGGTTGGGAGCCTGTAAAGGCCGAAGATCATCCGGAACTGATGCACCACTCCGATCCGAATTCCAAATTTAAAGGGAACATCGAAATCGGAGGTTTGTTGTTGTGTAAGGCACCGGAAGAGCTAATGAAGCAGCGTGATGACTATTACGCCCAGCAAGCAAAGGCTCAGATCCAGTCCGTAGACAATAACTTTATGAGACTGAACGACGAACGGATGCCGCTGTTCAATGAACGCAAGTCCAGTACCTCGTTTGGTAAGGGTAAATAACTTTCTTTTTTGGAGTAACAAATGGCTTATCCTACCGTTAGCAAGCCGTATGGCTTGAAGCCGATCAATCTGATCGGTGGGCAGGTGTTCGCCGGGGCAACTCGTCAGCGTCGTATCGCTTCTGGTGCTTCTAGCATCGGCTACGGCGACCCGCTGAAGTTTGCCAACGACGGCACCGTAGCAGTAACCACGGAAACATCGACGGCCCCTGTCACTGGCTTTGCTGGTGTGTTCTTGGGCTGCACGTTCGTTTCCTCTGTGACTGGTCAACCGACCTACTCGCAGGCTTGGATTTCGGGCACTTCGGTCAAGGCTGGTACGTACATCGTTGCGTACGTGGCTGATGATCCGGACACCCTGTTCAAGGCTGTTGGTGTGACGGCTTCGCTCGTGGTTTCGACCTCGACGGGCTTCACCTACTCGGATATCGGTTTGAACGTTCCGCTCGTGGCAAACACGTTGAATACGACGACTGGCGACTCACAACAGGGTCTCCTCGTTGGTTCGGCTGCTGTGACGGCTTCGTTGCCGATTCGTATCGTTGATGTGGTCGAAGACACTGCGTTTGATGTAAGCGGAACGGTCTACTACCCTGAAGTCATCGTCAAGTTCAACGCTCCCCACGTTGACTCGGGCGTGATCACGGGCGGCCACGCTTATAACAACCCGGTCGGCCTGTAATAGGAGTTCTGAAACATGGCTATTTCACGTGCACAATTACTCAAAGAGCTCCTGCCG